AGGTTCTATATTTATTTTTAATTCAATATAATCATAACCTAATGATTCCTTTATTTTTTTTAAAATAAGATTATTTAGTTTTAATTTTAAGCTTAAGTTATAAGGATTATTATTTATAGGAGATATAAAATGATTAAAACTCATATTTTGATTTATATTTTTTAATTCCCTTGAAATAACTTGATAAATTTGATTTGGATTAAAAAGTAATTCTTTAGGAAATTTAGAAACATCTAGAACATTTTTAGATTCTCTATAAACTTTTGATTCTTTTTCTAATACATCATAATTAATTACAAATTTAGAAACTTCCTCTATTTTTTGATAAAAATTATAAGTATCCTTTAATACTATCTTATTTTCAAAATTAGAATGTAAAGTATGGTTTGATAAAATATTAATAATATATTCAGGAGATTTTTTAACTGAACTAATTAACTTTAAATTCAAGTCTTCTAATGAAATAATTTCAGATTCAAAATAACTAAAAACTTCAAAATCTGTTGTCATTTTTATTGGATAGGTAAGAAAAGAAAAATGAAATATATATTTATCATCTTCATTGATAAAATTTATAATTTCTATTGACTTTTTTTCTTTTAGTAAATTTTCAATTTGAATTTTATAGGGATTTTCTTCCATTAAATAATAAATATATTTAATAAAATAATAAAAGAATCAATTTTTTTTAGACCTTCAATGAAGAAAAGCAACCCTCCTTCACCAGCAGACACACCTGAAGAACTGGCTTGAAGGTGTCGCTAGTCACTGACTTGACAAAGCTCTGCCAAGGGTCAACATCCACTCGAGTGTTTCCCTTCTCGTCAGTAACAAGCTTGTAGTCACCTGTCATAACTGAAAGCATCAGCGTCTGACTGAACCCGTTGACCATCTGGACTCCCTTGGTGTCCTCGGTTGCGGTGTAGGCACCACGATGAGACAGATTCCAGAAGATAGTCCGAGGTAGATTGAATCCCTTCTCCTTGAAAGCCTTCTCCATGCGCCCAAGGAAGACATCCTCAAAGTTGTTCTTGTTAGATCGGGACATCGTCATACCATCAAACTGAACCAGCCCAGAATTAAAATGACCATCTGTCAAAATAAGAAGAGCAAAGTCAGCTGACTCTACCTTATTATCAACCATCAACTTAAGAAGTCGCCGGTAGGCTCCATCAATGTTGGTAGTGAAACCAACATCAGGACTCATCACCTGAATGAACTGCTCAAAGACATCACTGTCAAGGTCAAGATGAAGAACTGCTGGGTTAGTGCTGAAGGTAATCAAACAACCTGGTAGGTTGCTGATATTGGCAGCCAAAACACCCAAAGCAATTGCCTCCACATCAACTTTAGCAGATTGCATAGACCCAGAGAGGTCAACCATAGGAACTACATTGCGAGGGTCAGGATGGGTAGGATCCTCTTTGTAGTCAGCGTCAACAGTCTCCTTGATCTTGGTGACCATATCCTTGAACTGTTGGGAGAGCATGGAGCGCTCTGCAGAACTACAAAAAACAAGAAACTCACTACGGTTTTTATTGTAGTCAATCTTAGAATGAATCTCCTTGGCAAGCTTGCTCAAGTCAAGTTGAAGACCCTTAAGCTTGCCCTCAAGAATAGACTTCATCATGTTCTTGCGACACTGGATGCGGTCCTCCCGAGTTGAACGGTTACCCGTTTCAACCTGGTGGGAGCCTGGAGGAGACTTTGTCTCGTTTAGCAATGCAAGGCGGTGCTGATTTAGGAAACCAGCAGGAGCACGATTAGTGTCAATGTCATCCCAGTCACGCTTGATGTCAGTAGCCTTTCCGCTTGTGGTCATCATCTGCTCACCTACTGCAAGGCACTGAGTCAGAGCAGTGATAATGTAGCGGAAACGCTGGCTCATGAAGCGCTTGTTCTTGCGGTCTGCCTCCGGGAAAGCACTATCAAGAACCATCTGGCGAACCTCCTCGTCCTTCTTTCCCTCGCGAGGAAGATGCTTTGCCGCAAGGCTCAGCTTCTTTCCCTTGACAAAGGTCTGAATTTCGTCGGAAGTCATTGCCTTCAGTTTGGTGTTCAACTCAGAACCCTCTGCCATGGTAATGGAAGAAAGAGCCTTGCCAAAAACCTGAACACAGTCAGCGTTGAGATTCTTGATGTAGCAATCAACAGCGGCATTAGAAATGCTCTTGTTGGTGCTTTTTGCAAGAACATCCAGGTCACCAAAATAACCATAGTCCGGAACAAGATTTACCAAAACCTCGGTGGTCTTCGGAAAAATTTGTACCAACTTCTCGAACAGCTCGTAGAAAAGCAGACGCTCCTTCTTGCCCTCTCCCCTCACATTGCGAAGGTAGAAACAATAGCGAAGCATCAAACTCCACATCTTTGCTTGCTCAGGAAAAGGTAGGGAAGTCATTTGGTTCTTGAACTTGTTGAACCTCTCTTCAATATTGAGCTTGGAAGACAATGGAAGAACAAACTGCTCCGGGTTGGGAGCAAAATGACCATCCTTAGTCCTCTTGATTGGATTGAAAGCTGTAGGCTTGGGACGGACCATAGCATGGTCCAACTCAAGTAAGGAAGCCGAAGATGAGTTCTTACCCATGGAACCAAAAGCAAGGTCTCCATTGTCTGTAAGAGAATTGATAAGGCTGTTGATAGCCTCAAGATTAGAATCCTGCTTAAAAGCAGGAAGCAAAATAGTATTCATATTAGAATTCATAATATTGGACATAATTTAAAAATTATATACAATATCCAATAAAATATTCAATTTTTTTACTTTTTTTACTTTATATTAATCATACTTTTTAAATATACTAACTAAACCACTCATATATATATCACCAAAAGTAGATTTGGTTACCCTGTTTTCTAAATCAGACATTTCACTTAAATAAATAGCTAATCTATTAGCTGGTATATTAATATCTTTATTAGATAATAAATAAGATACTAATTCTTTTAAAACTATAGATAATGAATAACCTTGAACTTTTATTAAACTATCTATTTTTTTATTAGCTTCATCATAATTAATTTCTGAATTTAATAAAGTATTAAATATATCTATAACTTCATTATGCGATGGAATACCTGCTGTTTTATAACACATTAAAATAGTTATATATTCTGATTGTAAAGATAATGATTGTAAAAAATTAATACTTTTTCTTAAATCTCCTTTGCTTAATGAACTTATAATTTCTAAAACATTAGGTTCATATTTTAATCCCTCTTCTTTACATATATATTCTAATTTTTTTTGAATATATATAACATTAATTGGACTAAATCTAAAATTAGCACATCTTGACCTAATTGCAGGAATTATTTTATTTTCATAATTACAGATTAAACAAAATCTAGTTGTTTTAGAATATTTTTCTATTATTCTTCTTAATGCAAATTGTGCATCAAAAGTCATAGAATCAGCTTCATCTAAAATAATTAATTTTACTCCTTTATGAAACATATTTACTTTTTCCGCAAATCCTTTTATTTCTTCTCTCACTGAATTAATTCCTCTATCATCTGAAGCATCTAATTTCATAACCATTAAATTTTTAGAAGAACCGTATAATTCATTAGCTATTGCTAAAATTAAAGAGGTTTTACCAGTTCCAGGTGTCCCGTGAAATAATAAGTGTGGTAAAGAACCTCCTGCTAACATTTTTTTGATGGTTTCTATATTTTGGTCATGACTAATTATACCATCAATTTTCTGTGGTCTATATTTTTCTACCCAAGGTAAATATTCCATAATATATATAAATGAACATTTTTCTTTAAGTCTAGCTCAAAAAAAATTTGTAAATAATATTGTTTAATTGAATTCATTTTAATTTAATGAATTTACCTATCTTAACCACAATGTTGCATTATTTTGCGATTATCCCTATTGCAAGAAAAAATTTAATGGAACAATATAGTAATTATATATTAACAATTATTTTGTCTACAACAGTATCTATTTTATGGCACATAAATAATGAACCTTATAATTTATTATTTTTTATAAATTATGTTTTGGCTTTAACATGGTTTTTATTTGATTATTCATATTCTATCAAGAAATATAATTTTTTATTTTTCATTCAAATTATAGGTGCTAATTTAATTATTTTTACTTTGAGTATTATCTGTTCAATAATTCCCTCAAATTATTATGTTTATGCTCACAGTTTGTGGCATATTCTTTCAGCAATAAAATCTTATTATGTTTCAAAATTTATTGTTAATTATTATTATTAATTAGTGTTTATTATTTTACTAAAATCATATGCCAATCTCATAAATTCTATATATTCATCACCTCCTTTTAATAGATTGTTATCAATTTCAGTTAATTTTATACTCAATAAAGATTTAATTTTTGATGAAAATTTCGATTCTTTGATAAAAGTATCAAAATGTAAAATTTGATTTACTAAACTATAACCATTATTTACTACCTCATTAATAATTGTATCAATTAATTGTGAGTTTTTATTTATTATCGCATTAATTAATTCATTGAAAGTATTTTTATCAATAACACCTGAAATTTCATTTAATATATCTTGATTTAATATATTTCCAAAAGTATTATAACACTTTTGTAAAAAGTTAATTGCCTTTCTTAAATCACCTCTACAATTCTTTACTATTTGAAGTAAGAATTGTTCATCACAAACAAAATTTTCTTTTTCACAAATATATTTTAACTTTGCTATTGTTTCCATTTCTTTAATAGGTTTAAATCTAAATAAAGCACATCTTGAATTAATTGGGTCTATTATTTTATTATGATAATTACAAATAATACAAAATCTTGTTAATTTAGAATATTCTTCCATTATTCTTCTTAAAGCAAATTGAGAATCTGAAGTCATATTATCAGCTTCATCTAAAATAATTATTTTCCAAGGTGGAATATCATCGTTAGGATTAATAGCTTTTTTAGCATAAGTTTTAATTTTATCACGAACAACATTAATACCTCTTTCATCAGAAGCATTTAATTCAATAACTCTATCATAGTAAAATTTTTCTCCAAATAATTCCTTTGCTAAAGCTAAAATTGTTGAAGTCTTGCCACAACCTGAAGGACCAAAAAATATCAAATGAGGTAAATTTTTGGTAAGTAAAACCTTTTTCAATGATTTGATTACATCAGCTTGTGCAGTTATATCATTTAAAGTTTTAGGTCTATATTTTTCAACCCAGGAACTAAAATTTTTTGTTTGCATTAAAGGTTATAAATGAAAGGTCTTTAATATGATTTAATTTATAATTTAATTTATAATTTAATTTAATGAACTATGAAGAAAAATATAAAAAATATAAAAATAAATATATTAAGTTAAGAAATCAAATTGGTGGTGTTCCAGAAGATGAATTAAAAAAAGAAATAGATAATTGTGATAAAAAAGCTACAAAAAATATTTATGATCATAGAGAATGTCCATTATGTCCATTTAATAATACTGGAGAAAATACAAAATCAAATAAATGTCAACCAATAACAGGTAATGTAGATAAATGTTTTTATAATTTTTCTAAATCATTATCTTCAAATAGAATGAAAATATCAAAATACATTGAAAATATAGGTACATTTACTTTAGAAAATAATATAAATGTAACAAATCCAGAAGGAGAAATCTGTTTTGGTAATACAATTACTTCATGTTTAACATATTGTATAATATTGGAAGACAATAGAAAAATATCTGTACATATAAATCCAATTACTAATTATGATTCAAATTTAAGAAATAATAATTATAAAAAAACAGAAGTAGAAGATAGTGATATAATTTTAGAATCAGGTATTAGTTTACATAAATCAAATATTGGCAAAAAAAAGAAAATTATATCAAATGAACTTGTAAATGTATTTAATGTTAAAAAAAAAATATTAGAAAAATTAAATGTATATAAAAAAAACATAAAAAAAATAATTTTATTAGGAGCAGACAAATATTCTATATATAAAAATATATTTGGTAAATATTTTATTGGTCCAGATAATTTATTTGAACATTATAATAAATCAATTAGTCTTATAAAAGATCAAACACCTAAAAGCTTATTAGAAAAATATTTTAAAACATATATTACACCTAAAACTAAATACTTAGAAAAATTCAGTATAGATATTCAAAGTGGAAGTATTTATATAATTAAAGCAAATGGTGATGGTTTTATTTATAACAGAGATGATAGTATAAAAGAAACTTTTTAATTAATTTTATTTTGTAAAATATTACCAATTAACATTTGTCTTTCCTCTCTGGTAATATTATCATTCTTTGTAATACCATGAAACTTATTTGAATCATTTACATAATACTTCTTAATCAAATTAACATTAGGTAAATATCTAAAAAATAAGTATCCATTAATTTTCAATTTTGAAATTTTATCAATTTGTTCTTCAGATAAATTTTTAATATGTTCATAATATTCATGTCTAGAATCCAAATATACATTATTTGGATCATTCATGAGCTTGTAAAATAATTCAAATTTGTCAAAATCTGTCAAATTTGAATCTTTTAGAAATTCTAAAGAATAGTTGTAGGTATCCATACATTTTATATGATACATTATTTATTTTATTTTTCAATTTTTCTTATTTTATTACATTTAATAAATGAAAAATTAACTTTTCTTAAACTTGTCATAAAATTCACTAAGATTTTTCTTATTATATTCATCTGAATTTTTTGCAAATTCTTTTATTTCTGAAGTTGTTTTTACAATATGTCCAACTCCAACTTTATCTTCTTTAGAATCAGAATGCCATATTGAAGATAAACCTTCTAATAGGGTAAGTAAATTCCAAGCGGCAGGAGCCCAAGATTCATTATGAAATGCAGAATTAGTCAAACATATTTTTTTTTTCAATTCAAATCTTCCATTAGGAGTAAAAATATAATAATCAGGAGCTTTACGAGGATAATCTGGCGAATGCACTAATTTACCAATATATTTACCACCAGCGTAAGGACTATCTTCTCTACCAATTAACAAAAAATAAATTTCTAGAATATTATCAGGATTAGGATATATATCAAAATATTTGGGATTCTCTTCTCTAAATTTTCTAAGATCACCATTTATTCTTTTTAATGTTATTACTGAAGTCATTATAATATACTAATAATAAAATAAATAAAATAATCAATTTTTATATTGTTCTAGAGTGAGAATAGTTAATGCTATTTCAATATTTTCATTACCATTACTATTATTATTATTATTACTATTACTATTATTATTACTATTACTATTATAGATAAAATGTTTTGGTTTTGGTCCTCTCTTGGTTTGATTTCCTAGTGGATATGTACATATAAGATTATGACGGCAACAATTATTACAGGATTTTTCACGATTACATTTTATCTTTTTTTTCCTACAATATTGACAGGAGCTGTAAATATTACTGTAATTGGTATTATTAGTATTGCTATTTTTAACCATAATAATGATAACAACTATAAAAAATATATATTTTTCAATTTTTTAATTTTTAAAATAAATCTAAATAATTTAATCTAAACTTAATATAATGAGCAATTTATGGTATAACAACCCACAAGTATTATTTGATAATTGGTTAGATTTTTTCCCTACTAATAATTTATCTAGGGATGAAAAAATTAACGCTATAGCAAGATTTGCAATATATTATGGGATATTAATTTTTATATTTAAACAAGATAGTAAATGGTTTGCAATTAGTGTTATCTTATTACTGATATCTTATTATTTAGGTTATTATGAGACCTTTGAAGAAATAAAAAAAGATGAAGATTGTGTTGGACCAACTAAGAAAAATCCTTTTATGAATTTTACCTTAGATGATTTTATAAATAATACAGATAGAAAAGAAGCATGTCCTTATGAAAAAGTTAAAGAAAAAATGAGAAACGAATTTAGAAAAGATATAGTAGAAGACCCTGCTGATTTATGGGGACAAAATATTTCTGATAGACAATTTTTTACAATGCCTTGGACAACTATTGTTAATGACCAAACAGGTTTAGGCAAGTGGTTATATGGAAAGGCTGGTGAATGTAAAAACTTGGGATTAAATTGTGATAAAAATAGAGATAATAGATATCACCAAGGAAGATATTATGTTCAATATTAAAGCAACAGAAATGCTAAATTTTATATAAACTTAAATAAAGTTTATATAAAAAGATTTTATCTAAATAAATATAATGAGTTTTGCACCATTTAATAGTAAAGAAAAATATCCCTTTGATAAATATAATTCAATTAAACTAAATAAAAAGGATCGTTTTATAAATGATGAAAAGAAGAATTTCTTTTGCGATACTCCTGGTTATTGGAATTTTGAGAAAAAATGGGATGTAATTGAAGAGGAATCTAACTTAATTTCTCCTGGGGTTGGAACAAGAGCGAAAACACAAATTGAAATGATTGGACCTTTGCATCCCAATAATTATGCAATTCCTATTGGAAATACTGTAGCAACTGCAAAAGATGAACCCTTTTATTATCCAGCGTATTACACTGGTCCAGGAAATGGTTTTGGTAATTTAACAGTTAGTAATTTAATTCGTCTTGGGGACGATAGTAGAAGTCAAACACAAGGTTTTAAGGCTACTAAAGAAGCAGAAGTTTTAGAAAGATGGGAATTTATAGATAATAGATTTGCAACTCCAGAACATTTAGTAATGGATATACCGAGAGGGGGAGATAGTACGAGAAAACCTCAAATAGATCTTAATCATTCAATGGTTAGATTAAGTGAAGATAAAGAGTTTAATTTTAAATATTAATCTTTAGTATAATAATAATAATGGAAAACCAAATAGAAAACGATATTAAAAAATGTTTAAAATCTTATTTAACAGGAAAAAAATATATTGAAACAAATAAAGAAATGGCTTTTGAATATTTTAAACAATCATTAAAATATTTAGGAAATATAAAAGATAGAGATTCTATTTATAAAGATATTTTAAATGAAACAGAAACCGAATGTAATAAATTTATTTCAATGACTGTAGAACAGACAATAGAAAAACCAAAGAAAAAAATAGAAAATTTAAATTTATTTGATATTATTGAGAAAGGTGAGGTTAAGCAATTAAAAAAAATAAAACCATATGAATTAAATTTTAATATTTATGATGAAGTTGGTAATACACCTATTCATAAAGCAATTAAATATGGAGATATTACCTTTTTAAAATTAAGTTTTAAGTTAGGTGCTTCAGTAGATATTCCAAATAAAAATAATAATACTGCATTAGAATATGCTTGTTTAGAAAGGGATCCAAACATAATTAATTTTTTATTAAAAAATGGTTCTGATATGAGAAAGCATTTATTTTTTAGAGATGGAGAAAAAAAATATGAAAATAAACAAAATTATATTGATTGTGCTGTAATTTTAAAAATAATATTTATGTATCCAGAAGGGGAAATATTAGAAGAATTAAAATTTGTTTTGAATTATTTTAAACCAGAATCAAAAATTAATTTTGATGATTATACAATGAAAAATTTATTAGGTTGTCTAAGCAACTTTTTAAAATCTATAAATCCAGATTATAAAGATACATATTTAAACATAATTAGAGATGAACTAAATTATCCATTAAAAGAATCATTAGGATGTCCATATAACAAATTAGAAATATTGTTAACTTATTTGAATCCATTTATAGATTATCCATTTAATATTTCAGAAGATTGGTATATAAATCTTGAATTAAAATATATAATAATTAAGTTAATAAAAGAAAAACAAATATTTAATTCTGAAGCAAAAAATAATTTAATAAATTATTTATGGGAAAATTATGTTAAGAATAATATTTTTCAAGAGGAATATTTAGGAAATTTAATATCTCAATGGGTTTCTAAAATTAAAGTATAAACTATAATTAAAAGAGTTTAATTTTTTATTTAAAAAAAAATAAAATTCTATATTAATATATATACAATGAGTTTTAACCGCTTAAATTATGATAACTGTGCTTATGCAAAAACATTGCAAGAAAGTACTTCACCATTAGAATATGATTTATATTTAGGTAAATACGAAAATAAGAAACAATGCCCTGCAGGAAAATTCACTAATAACTTACCTTTTGGTCCTAAAACAGATGTAGAAAGTGAATTATGGGGTATTACTAGACTTGGAACTAGATGCCCTGAAAAGAAATACAATCCTGATAAACCTGGACCTAAATTAGATTTTACTCCTGCAAGAGTTTGCGACACTATCTATTATATTACTCCTACTAATATGAAAATGCCTACTTCAAATGGTTTTGACGATAAAAAGTTAGGAACTCAATAGTTTATTAAATTAATTTAAAATAATTTAAATTTATTTAAAATTTATCTAACCTTTATTATATAGATGTCTTTTAACAGAATGAGATATGATGACTGCGCCACAAAGCTTCATGTAGAAAGAAGTATTGGCGAAGGAAATTATAGATTATTTCCCGGGTATGTGGAAAATCCTGATGAATGCTTATCATTTGATGGACCAAGAGGTTCTAAAGTAGATGTTTCAACATCAAAAACCAAGAAAACTTTAGATTGGGGTAGTATGGCAAAAGTTGAATCAGATTTATTAAGATTAAATGTTCCTTTAACTGATTGTAATGAAAATGCAACTAATTTAGATTATTACAAAAATCCTACTGTAAATAAATTAGCTTGTTCACCATTTTTAAATGCAGAAGACACAAGATTCTCATTTCCTTTACAAGCTTTCCGTTCTTTAAGTACTACTAGTTACCAATTACAACCTTGGTTATTTTCTAATCCTCAATGCCATGTTTTAGATGATAGAGTAGGTTTAGACTCTAGAATTAAAGCTAAAGATTCTTATAAAACTCCCCCAGCTAATTTTGTTGATAAAGGGGAAGCTCTTCCTAAAGAAAATCCTAACAGCCCTGCATTAGGATACCATCCTAACCAAGAAATTATAAGCCAACAAGATTGTTCTGCTAAAATATAAATATCTAAATAAAATTAATTAAAAGTTTATACTTTTAATTAAAAAATTAAGTTTTTTTAAAAGTTATTTTGTCCTTATTAATAATATGGAAAGTTTATTATTAGGAGCTTTAGCAGTAGCAGGTTATAAATCATCAAACAATAAGAAAAATAAAAAAATTATAAAAAGTAAAAAATATAACCATAATGTTGATAAAAAATACGGTTCTAATATGGAACATAAAATGAATATACTTGAAAAAAATCAAGCAAGTAATTTAGTAAAATCAATAAAAAATCATAGTCCTGAATATTTTAAACAATTTGATGAATTAACATTTGATACTTTAGGTGAACCAGTTTCAGCGAATCAAGCACATATTACAATTACTGGAACAAATACTAGTTTACAAAGAAGTTTGAATTTAGTAAGTGGTTATTCTAGTGTTGAAGATGATTTAAATTATAGAGTTGTTAATAAAGAGCATTTTACCCACAACAATATGACCCCAAATACCAGTAAAAGAGATTATTCAATTGATGATTCTAGAGCTAGTAGAAAATTAGAAGCTTTCAGTGGGGTTAGTGATTTTTATGTTCCTAAACAAGAAAAATATCCTTTATTTGAACCTATGAAAAATTTAACTTATGTTGACGGTATGCCTGTTTTTACTGATTATTTAGATGACCGTTACTTACCATCTAATAAAAACAATAATGGTAATTTACCTTTTCAATCTAAGGTAAATGTCAGACCAGGTTTAAATGGAGAAAATCAATTAGGTTTAAAAGGTAATTCAGTATATAGAATTTTGCCTCGTTCAACAGATGCTTTAAGAGGTGAACATAACTTAAAAATATCTTATACCAATAAACCCCTAGTAACAATTAAAAAAGGAGAATACAGAGGACCTGACTTTAATTTAACTAAATACAAATTACCAGATTTTAGAGAAACTGATTTTGGTGATTTAGTTGCCAATAAACATGATGTAGAAGGTCCTAAACAAACTGGTAAATTTACTAATGTATCTTCTCAAAGAAATGAAGCTGATACATATTATGCAACACCTGCTGTTAATACTAATGTTGGTACTGGACCAAGTAAAACTAAAACAATGTTTGAAGATGCTAAAAAACAAAATTACTATAATGATATTGCCCATGCATTTGGAGCTGTGGAGGTTAAACCTGTATTTCTCAATGAAGAAAGTTATCCTAATAGAGATAATCAGCGTACAACTGTTAATGCTTCTCAAAATGGTACAGCTTATAAACCAGAAGGTGGTTCTTATGCAAATGATAAAAATTATATTCCTCAAGCCACAATTAGAGATTCTACTTCTCACGATATTATTCTTGGTTCCAAACCAGAAGGAGGTAATTCCAATACATTACCTACTGATTTAGCTAGAAAAACTATAAGACAAACAACTAGTCATAATAAAATTCTTGGTGCACAACCTGAAAATGGCACTGGTCAAGTTTACCAACAAGATAATGCTAAAACTACTATTAGAGAAACAACGAGTCATAATAAAATTCTTGGTGCACAACCTGAATATGGTTCTGGTAATGTACAACCTACTGATAAAGCTAAAATTACTATTAGAGAAACTACAAGTCATAATAAAATTCTTGGTGCTCAACCTGAATATGGCACTGGACAAGTATACCAACAAGATAATGCTAAAATTACAATTAGAGAAACTACAAGTCATAATAAAATTCTTGGCGCACAACCTGAATATGGTACTGGACAAGTATATCAACAAGATAATGCTAAAACTACAATCAGAGAAACAACTAGTCATAATAAAATTCTCGGTGCACAACCTGAATATGGTACCGGACAAGTATATCAACAAGATAATGCTAAAACTACTATTAGACAAACTACTAGCCATAATAAAATTCTTGGTGCTCAACCAGAAAATACTTCAGGAAATGTTCAACCAACCGATAAAGCTAAAATTACAATTAGACAAACAACTAGTCATAATTTAATTTTAGGTTCTCAACCTGAAAATTCTAGTGGTAATGTAGTTCCCACTGATTTAGCTAAAGCTACAATTAAACAAACTACTTTATATAATACACCTGGTATGAATGTATTAAATCCTGTACCTATAGGTTATACCAAAGACGATAAAGATGAAGCAAGAATGACTATTCGTCAAACAACAGAAAATACTCAACAAAACGAAGGTCCAATTGGAGGTGTTGATAATTATTCAGGTTATAGTAGAGACCAAAAAGATGAAGCAAGAATGACTATTCGTCAAACAACTGAAGTTACACAACAAAATGAAGGTCCTATTGGAGGAGTTGATAATTATAGCGGTTATTCTAGAGATGTTAATGATAGAGCCAAAGTAACTGTAAGACAAACTACATTATTAACTGATTATATTGGTCAAATGTCCACAGAAGTACAAAATCCTACTTCTTATCTTTCTGCTGAAAACATGACTATTAGAGAAACAAGAGAAATTGGTAATTATAATCGTACTTCAGCAGGTGGTCAGAACTTAGCAGGACCACAATTTAATAATTCTACTGCTAGAATGAATACAAAGAAAACAAGTGTATATTATGTACCTCATCCTCATCAATCATTAGATAATAATATATTACCTTCTAATCCAAAACATAATTTTGAAAATAAAAAACCTATTTTAGATTATGGTGACTATTATATCAATAATTCATACATTAATACTTTAAATAATAATCCTTATGTAAATGACATTTATCATCAAAAAAATTATAAATTTTAAAAAAATTCATCATCAATAGATGTTTTTTAATCCAAAAATTATTTTATACATTAATTTAATAAATGTTTAAAAAAATTTATTATATTAATCTTGATCATAGAACAGATAGAAAAAAAAATGTTGAAGAACAATTAGCAAAGATTAATTTTAATGGTCCTGTTGAAAGAATTAGCGCTGCATATGGTAAAAATTTAGATTTATCTTTAATTCCTTCTAATTTATTTACTAGAGGAGCTATTGAAGCTACTACTAAAAAAAATGATATTGAAAATACTATGAGTATGACCAAAGGAGGTATGGGAGTTGCAATGTCACAAAAATGGATTTATGAAAAAGTTTTATATGGTCCCGATGATTATGTATTAATTATGGAAGATGATATTACTGTTACTGACAATTTTATGGCAAATTTACAAAAAACTTTAAAAAAAATACCTGAATATGATATATTGTGGTTAGGATACCATGTTAAAACTAATCATTGGGTTTCAGATATACAAGATACAGGTTTAGATATTCCTGAAAAATTATGGGGACTTTTTGGTTATATTATTAATAAAAAAGCAGCTAAAAGATTAATCGAAATATTTCCTATTTCTGATCAAATAGATACAGAAATTCCTCAAGTTTTTCCTGATTTAAAAGTATATGCTATGAGAGAAAATGAAAGATTAATTTTATCTGATTTGTCTCAAGAAGCCACTAAATTTGGTACTGATATTCAATTTGATAGGGAACCTTTCAAAAATATAATAGAAGGTTTTCAAAATATTTATAATTTTACTAATGATAAATTAATGGTTTGTGTAATATGTATTATTATTATTTTCTGTTTTATATTTTATTATAAGAAATAATTATACATCCACTAAACCTTGTTCAATATCTTTTAATACATCATTATACAAATGAAGTATTAATTCTTCTTCTTCTTCATCACTTTTCTTTATTATTTCATCTGAATGAGTAATTAAAATATTATTTATATAATTATATGCTTCAATTACTTGTCCTTTAGATCTAGCTCCTGTAATAATTATATTACCTTTCTTAAATATAAATATACTTACTTCTTTATTATCTACATTTTCAGTATTAGGAGTATATTTTATTATTACACAAGCCCTACTACATGGTTCGTAAATACACTTTACTCTTTTCTTCTTTAAAAGTTCATGTAATTTTTCTCTATCAACCTGAATACTAATTCTATAATTACAATAAATCATATCAATTTTAAAATTGTAAATTCCCAATTTATCTAACTCTTCTACATATGTAATCTGTTGAATCTCGGTTTCACCATTTTCTTTCTTTATTTTAACTCCTTTTATTTGTTTCAAACGATTAATTACTTTAACTAGAACTTTATTTACATTTTCTATATTTTTACAACCTGACATCTGCATGCTTCCATTTTTAAATAATTTTATATTAATCTTAGGTTCCAAATTTAAATTTTCTGTTGGACCATCTGTAACTCTAACAATTAATGTTATGGAATTATAAAAATTATTATAATTGTCTTTCTTTTTTAAATTTGCAACTGCTCTTTTACTTGGTTTCTTTAATTCTATTAAACTTTTAAGACTATCTTTATTTCTTTTTATTGTTAAAATATCTGAATCATTTAAAATCATATATTTTTCTATGTTATCTAAATTTAATTTTGTTCCTAAAAAACAAGATGAACACATAGTCGCAACTTTAACACCTTCTGGTAAATTATTTATCTCTAATTTATCAACATCGATTAATTTTCTTTTACTAATTATATTTTCCTTTTCATCAATAAAACTGTTCAAAATTTGTTTGGTTACCGTTTTGTTTTTAGACATTCTTACTACATAAAGAAAGTAATTCTTTAAATATATTTTATCAATTTTATTTAAAATAATTATTATAATGTTTACGACACAAAGGCATATAACTTTCTGAACCTCCTATTTGAACTTGTTCATCACTATTATTAGTTCTGAAAGTAAATATTCCAGGTGTCCCATCATTACATTCTTTACAAAGTGAGTTTATTTTTATACAAGAATCAGAAAATGGGATTAAATCTAAAATTTCACCAATTTTATTTCTTTTATGTCCTCCATCTAAACCACCTACAATAACTTTTTTATTATCTTTGTCAACCCATTTTAAAACATACTCTTTTAAATCAGAAAAAAATTGACCTTCATCAACAATAATTACATCGTAATCAGAAACAATGTTATCTATATTCATTAATTTTTCTACAGAATAACATTCTTCTTGTTCAAAAGAATGTGTAACAATTTTATTATCTTTGTATCTAATATCAATAATTGGTTTTATAACTAAAACTTTTTTATTTATAATTTTAGCTAATCTAATTTTTTTTATTAGCTCTGATGATTTACCAGAAAACATTGGACCGATTATTAATTCAAGGGACATTAATGAACTAAAATTTATGTAAAATTTTTTAAAATCAATTTTTTTGTTTGATTTAAAATAATAATATATATGAATTTATATGGAAAAAATTCTATCGTTTGATGTTGGAATTATTAATTTAGCTTATTGTTTATTTACTAAAAAAGCAGACTCTAATGGAAAATTGAATTGGGATATTATTGATTGGGCAATTATTGACCTTGCAGAAAGACAAGAACATAAATGTCAAGACTGTGGAAAGAAAGCTTCTTTAACACAAAATGATAAATACTATTGTAAAGTTCATTCTAAAAAAGTAAATAGTACACCATTTGCTTATGAAGACTATTTTAAAAATTTAGAAAAAAAACAAATAAATGGTTGTGTATTTATTAATAATGAAGAAAAATGTGATAAAAATTGTACTATGATTGATATTAGTAAAAATACTTTTTGTGGAACACATGCAAAAAAATCTTATAAAAATTTATGCGATAATATGAAACTTAATAAAATAAAGAAAAGTAATGTTAAAAATTTAGACTTTGATGATACACGCTTAAAATTAGTTATGGAATTTGAAAAGAGAAAACATTTACTAGAAGCAAACGCTGTTGTGATAGAGAATCAACCATCTTTTAAAAATCCTAGAATGAAAAGTATTTCAGGAATTATATATGATTATTTTATGATTAGAGGAATAGTTGATAAGTCAACTACTAAATCAAATATAACTAAAGTAAAATTTATGTCTCCATCTAATAAAATTAAATTAGCTTCAGAAGGTGAAACTCAGCAAATCGTAAAATTAAAAGCTGATTCTGAAAGTTCAAAGGCTTATAAATTAACAAAGAGTCTTGCTGTAAAATATACTCAAGAAATGGTTAAACATATTCCTTTTTGGTTAAATGATTTTAACTCGCATAAAAAGAAAGACGACTTAGCCGATGCATTTTTACAAGGTGCTTATTATTATGAAATGAACAACTCTAAAAATAAAGAAATAGAAATTTAAATTTTTATCTTTGATTTTTCAAAAGCTTTTACTATTAATTCATTATTAGCATTACTTTCTAAACATTTAATAAAGTTCTCATGATTATCTGCATTGGAATCTTCTGAACTAGTTTCAAATATATAAGCTGGAAATGATTTCTGTCCTTTTTTATAATATCCATAAGTTAAAGAATATTTACAACTAATATTCATTAATGATTTATCAATTAATTTTTTAGTATTTTCAATACCACCATAAGAAATAATACCTATTGAAGATTCAATTTTAAAAACTTTCTCTTCCATAAATTTATTAATCATTTCTTCAATTTTCAGAAATATAGGTTTATCTTTAAAAAACTCTTTCAACTCTTTCATATTATCAATACAATATTGCAATATAGTAGGTATTTCTTCATCATATTCTTCACCTCTTCTTTTATCATCAATAACATAAATTATAGAAGACCAAATATCATTTATTGGTATATCTGTATAAAATGCAACTGATTTAATTATGGAAATTAATTTTTTATTATTCTTACAATTTTCTAAAAACTTTTCTTGTTCTTCGTAAATAATAGAAACTTGTATTGTATCATTTCCAAAATCCAGATTATTTACTACAACAATCATTTCTTTATTTAGTGAAATAATCTTATTCCAACTTGTAACTCTTTTCTTTCTCGTAGCATCTTCTTTTCTCAAGAAGATTTTACTATCATATTCTAATAATTTTCCTTCAAAATAAGAATCATTTTCTTTTTCAAAAATAGCCAATACTAATTCATTATTAGTAGGTTTATGTTTATAAAATGGAATATTTTGCATACAATATAATTATTACTATAATTATATTATTTTGCAATTTTTTTTTTACAAACTCCTGCAAATTTTTATGAACTAGGTTGAACTTCAAATTTTTTAGTTTTTCTTTTCAATCCCATTGTTTTTTCCAAATTAAAATTTGTAGATTCTATTGGTTTATTTCTTTTTAATACTAATTCACCATCGTAAATATTTTCTAATTTATTTGCTGTCATATTTGTGTTGTTTGATTTTTTATATGATTCTTCAATTTGTAATTGTCTTGTAATTAATGGAGGATGTAATACTAAATAATCTTTATTATTATAGACAAATAATTTTCTAAAATCCTCTATTTTTAATAATCCTCCATAATCTTCTAACATTAACCAAGAGGGAGCTGGAATAATCTCTTTGAAATCACCATAAGTTTTGTAAAACATTAAATTTAATAAAGATTCCCTCTTCCAGGTAGATGAATCATTTATATCAATATTATAAGATTTTGCACAATTCCAAGAACAAAAATTTCCAATGCAATAAAAAGTTTCATTAAAATAATCTTCTGGTAATTCTATTGCTGGAGTATCAAATGAATGTTTACACCATAAACATTTAGAAGTTGGTTTAAACTTTATATTGTAAACATTTACCTTATTCACACTTTTTCCTAACATAAATATTTTTTCTGTTTCTATTAGTTTTTGATTAATTTGCTTTAGTAAAACTTCTTCATTTTCTACATGTTTATTTACTTTGATTAAATCTTTTTCTGATTTTATAAATATTTTATTTTCTACTGGTTGCTGTAAAGATTCGTTAACAACATCTTCTAATGAAATAGGTAAATGTACTATAATGGGTTCTTCTTCTGAATTAATTTCTAAGTCAATTGTTTTATTCTCTATAATTTTATTTTTAGGTTTTCTACCTCTTTTTTTTAACATTGGTAAATTATCCTGATTATCAGACATTTATTAATTAAAACGTTTATTCTTTAAATTTAATTTTATTATTATTTAAAGAATAAGTTAATTTGTATTTATCGAAATTGAAGGGATACTTAAATTTTGTTTCTTTCCCTTTTTCCCTTTTTTTGATTCAGATAAATTTACATCTGAAACTAATCTATCATTATTAGAACCCGTTGAATCAATAGAATCTGTATTAGAATTTAAGTTTTGACTTCTTATTCTATTTAAAATTTCATGAACATTATGTGGTGCTCTTATTTCAGGAACATTCATTTTTGGTGTTTCTGGTTGTAATCTATTTGAAACATCTGTTTGTACTCTCATATTTGGAGAATTAATTATAGGAGGATTCATGTAAGATTGTTTAGGTGGTTGAGGTGGCGCAACAGGCGGTTGAACTGGTTGAGGTGGAGCACCACCTCCAAATAAACTAGCAAAATTAGGCATTCCTGAAAATTGTGAATTATTTTGTGGTGGTTGTCTATTCATTTGTTTTTGCTTTTGTTCTTTTTCTTTTTGTTGTATTAAAGCTCTTTGCCTATCAATATTAATTTCTTGTTCTGTCATAAATTGAGATTTTGGTTTTTGTGGATTTAATAATTTACTTATCAGCTCTGGATTTTTTGTTAATACTGACTCTAATCCAGGAATAGAAGATTGAGATTTTGAAAAATGGAATGCACTTCCAGAAGCAACCATTAATAATACTAATTTAATTTCAGGTGCCATTTTCTTGCCTGTACCTTTATATTTTTCATATAATTCTTCTAACACATCATCATATGAATCTATTTCTACAGACATATGTTCTCCCCAACCTTCTAAATGAAAGTCAAATGGATCATATTTTTCATTTAAAAATTCCATAATAGAAACACCATTTAATAAAATATTTTTATAAATTTTAATTCCATTTCTTTTATCTACAAAACTTTTTAATAATTCAAACTCATATTCCATTTCTTCCAAAGATGAATTAAAATCATATTCTTTAGTTAAACTAAACCCTTTCGATTTAATCTCTGATAATTTTCTTAATAATTCTATTTTCTTCATTCTTATTTCTTGTGGTGATAATTGTTGAGTAGTTGTTGTTGGAACAAAGATATTTTCTTTTGTTGGATTAAAACTTTCTTTTACATTTGATTTTTCAGGTGCTTTACTATTTCCAAAATTTATTGTTTCATATCTATTTCTACTTCCTCTACTACTACTACTCTTTTTAGATGAACTGTCAGAATCAGTAGATGTTTCTGTTTTTTTTGATTCTTTTTTTATAGAAGAAGTCTTTTTAGATACATCTGAATCTGTTTCATAATTTGATGATGAAGATGAAGTTTCTGGTTTTTCAGCAACTGTTTTATTCTGATTTGCTATTAAATTAAAATAGTAATCTGTATCAGAACTTTTTTTCATATCTGTTTTATTTTCTATTTTGCCATTGTTGTCATATAGATTTACATTAATTTCAGATGATGTGTTTGAATCTGACATATTATAATATAATATAAGAAACTTTTCTTTAAATTAACGCACAGTGTTTTGCGTTAATTAAGATTTTATAATTTATTCAGAAACATTTTTTACTTGAGTAAAAGCTTCTTTTGCTTGTTTTTGATTTAAAAATATTAAAGTAGATACATAAGCTATTCCTAAAAGTAAAGAAAATACAGGATCTTTATTTCCTCTTACTACAACTAAAAATAATACTACTACTCTAAAGATGGGATTGTTAAATAATACTGATACAAATTTAGGTAAAGATGTAGTTAGAGATGCAATATATAATGCTGTAACTATAGATAAAATAGCCATAACGTATGAATTATCAAATATATTTTCCATATAACTTATTTTAGATAAAAATATTTATTAAATATTTTCTAAACTATATAAATAGTATAAAATATGAATTATTGTTCATTACAGGAAGCCTGGGGTCAAGGAAATTATATTTCAAAAGAATATAAAAAATATGACCAAAAAATAGACAATATTAGAAATTTTCAAAAACCAAACATAGAAAAACCAGTTATTAAGAAAAAATCTATAGAAAATTTTTCAAAAGTTAGTAAAAATGAAATTCATTGCAATGAATTTATTATTCATTTAAAAAGCTGTAGAAGCTGTCAAATTAAAGTTAGAGACCAATTTAGACCTAAAATTTTAGAAAATATAGAAGATATTATTCAAACTAATAGAGATATTATTGTATTAGTTTTAGTTGGAATATGTATTATGTTGTTTTTTAATTTGATAACTTCAACGGTTAAATAAAAGTGAAACTTTTATTTCAGCGAACTTAAAACGGTTAAATAAAAGTGAAACTTTTATTTCTTACTAGGTAACCATTCAATATATAGAAAATTCGGTTCATAAATTTTTGTTTTAAACCCATTTTTTTCTATTTTTTTTGAAACATAATCAATACATTCTTTTAAATTATATAAGGGTAATCCTATTATAAATTCTGGAATAACATACCAAGCAAAATAATTATTAGCTGAGCTTGCCATAATTATTTTTTTTTCTACTTTATTCAAAATTTTTTTAAATGTAATCTTTTTTTTATCATCTCTTTCTTTTTGTTCTTTTATTAATTCATCTGCTTTAACCATTAAATTGTGTTTGAAAATTTTTTTAGTTTATTGAGTTTATAAAAAAAATAATTAAAAGATTTATTAAGATAAATAAACATGGAACAAGAAAATAATTTACTTCTAAAAGAAACTAAAATAATTTTAGAAGATTTAAAACATTTAGAAGAAAAACCTATCTTAGAAGAAAAACCTGTCTCAGAAGAAAAACCTATCCTAGGAGAAAAACCTGTCTTAGAAGAAAAACCTGTCTTAGAAGAAAACCCTATCCTAGAATTAAATAATAAAACAAAAAGAATTAATACATTATGTTTTAGTGGAGGTAGTGTTAGAGGATTATCTTTCGTTGGGTGTTTAGAAAATTTATTAGAAAAAAAAATATTTGATTTGGATGATATTACTTTATATGTTGGAACATCTGCAGGAGCGATGTTATCGTTTTTATTAAATTTAGGATGGACTGTAAATGAAATTAAAGATTTCATAATAAATTTTAATTTTTCAAAATTAATAGGTGAAATAAATAGTATTAATTTTTTTGAACATTATGGAATCGAAAAAGGAGAAAGATTAAAATTATTATTTATAAAATTTTTAGAATCTAAATTTAATAAACAAGATATAACTTTTAAAGAATTATATGAATTTACTAATAAAAAGATAATTATAATAGGTGCTAATTTAACTAAAAGCAAAGAAGTAGTTTACAGTGTAGATGAAACTCCTGATTTTTCAGTTATATTAGCATTAAGAATATCTTGCTCTATTCCAGTTATTTTTCAACCAGTAGAATATAAAGATGAATTATATGTAGATGGTGGTATCGTTAATAATTTTCCAATAAATTATTGTTCTAAAAAAACAACAATTGGCTTTTATGTTAAAAACTGTACTTTTAATAAAATAGATTCAATTGAAAGTTTAATTTCATCTACTTTAAGATTAACTGCAGATACAATTAGTGAAAAAAATATTAAAAAATATTTAGATAATGTTATTGAAATAAGTAATATAGATTTTAATGTTTCAAATTTTGATATAAATTTGGAACAAAAATTAAAAATTTTAGAATTAGGTTATAATTCTACAGAAATATTTTTAAGAAGGAGCCCATTCATTAAAAGTTTTATTTGAATAATCATCTGGTTTCCTTGAACTAAATTGTGTTGTTTGATTTTTATATTCTTTCATTCTTTCTGCAATAGTTTTTTCTTTATATTCTGAATTAATTTTTTGCATTTTAAATGCCATATCTAAACTTGTATAAGAACCAGTTGATACAGAATCTTCTGCATATAGACTTGAATAATCATTTATAGTTGCCAGACCGTCATTTGGTTGATAAGTTCCTAAATTTGTATTATGATTTGAAACTATAAGTTGTTCATTAAATACACCTGTTTCTCTTTTACTTTCAAATTTATTATTAAAATCTTTTGTATTAGCTATTCTTTCTTGAGGAATAGAAATTTGTGAATTTCTATTTTTCTTAATACTTTCATATTTTGACATTGTATTTAAATTATCATTATTTGCAACAACACCATGTTTTTTATTTTTTTCTTCAATAATATTTAAAAATGTCTTCTCCGCTTCTTCTTTTACTGGAAAATATTTTTCTATATCAACTTTTTGATTTGTAAAATTACTTTTTAAATCTAAAAAAGAATCTTTTTTTGTAGAATCTTCTAAGAAATCATCATAATTTTTTCTGGATTTAGGATTACTTAAAATATCTTTTGCTTTATATAAATGATCTAATATTTCATCACTCGCATCTTTATTTTTATCAGGATGTAGTTCTAAAACTAATTTTTTAATAGTTTTTTTAATACGATTTTCAGAGGCATCTTTAGTTAATCCTAAAAGTTCGTATAAATTATATTTTAAATCATCAAAATTAGTAATTACTGAATTTGACATTATTATATTATATATAAAATTATTTTTTAAAACACGATTATTATTTTAATATGTATATATTAAAATAATTAAATTAAAGTCCTTTTACAGTTTCTACTAAATCCTTAGAATCTCTGGGACCTTTATAAACTCCTCTTTTGCCATCTGTTTCAATTATAACTGTGGGAAATCCGGCAACTTCATATTCTTTGCATAAAAAGTCATTTGCGGGATTATCACATTTGACATCGTAAGCTTGTACATGGCTTAAATCTCCTTTGGATTTAATTTCATTTTCGAATTTTTTCCATTCAGGTTGGAAGCGAACTGACCAACCACACCAAGATGTATTAAAGTTATAAACTTTAACTTTTTCTGCATCGGAAGATGCACCTTTGCTTTCAAAACCTTCGAAAGAATCTGAAGATTGCGAATAAGTAGTTATTAAAAATACTACAACTACAAGTGCGATTAAAAGCCAACTGTAAACAGGTAAACTATAAATTCTATCGTTTAGACTAATCATTATATTAATTTAGATTAAAATTTTTTTTATAAAAATATTTAGTTTTTTAAATTTTATTTCTAAACATTAGTATATATAAATGTCAAGTTTAACAAGTTTAAGAAATGCTTTAAGCAGTCAAGATGAAAATCAAATTAGAAGTGCTTTATCTGCATATTTAAAAGAAGATTATAATAATGATCCTAATACAAGTGTATGGACTCAACCTGAACCTATTAATCAACAATGTGGTATTGAAGGAGTTGATGCAAGCGTATGTGCCGAAATAATTAGTGATTGTTTAGCTGGAGATAGTACTAAATGTACAAATACTTTACAACGAATAGTAGCTTCCGGTAAATTAGCCGGTGGTATTAAAAACATGAATGGTGAAATGGCAAGAAAAATTATCAACATTTTAGGTATTAGATCAAACTCTAGTAGCCCTATCCAAGATTGGATTAATAGCTTGGGATCTGCAGGTCAAGATATTGCTAACAACGGACCTTTAATGACAATTATTTCTAGTTTTGTAACCTATGCTCAAAATCCTCTTACCCCTACATCTTCATTAAACTTTTCTAGAAATAGAGTTGCTTTACTAGCCTCTCCAGGTATTCCTGTAAGAATACCTAGATTTGTAGCTTCAGGAGGAGCTGGACAAACAGGTGGTTCTATAAGTACATTTAATACTTATCAACAATATGCTGATTCTTTAAGAACATATGTATCTATGCAAAATGGAGGAAATCCTCATCACACAAAAGTTTATGATGAATTTTCTAGTATGTACAATTCATTTGTAGATAGTTTAAAGAATAAAGGTAAAAAAATTGACGACAATGATGATGCTACAATCAGAAGAACATTAGATGAACTTAGATCTGTTGAAACTAAATTAGGTAAAGTAGTTTCTTATATTTCTAAATATGAAGACCTCCAAAGAGTACCTGAATTTAAAGATGAATTAGCTAAAAATCCTGTAACTGTAGACTTATTAGCTGAATTAAATAGAAAGTATAGTGAATTGAAAGCTAAACATCAATCTAAATCTGCTAGATTTATTTCTTGGACAGATGCATTAAATAAAATTATGGAACAAGAAGGTGAAATTAATGAATTAAAAGCTAGAGTAGGAGCACCTGCAGAAAGAGCTTCTAGTGGTCCCGCACCAATGTTTCCACCTGTAAGTGCATCTGTATCTGCACCTGCATCTGTAACTGGAGCTTCTGCAATGTTTCCTGCATCTGCACCTGCACCTGCACCTGCATCTGCATCTGCACCTGCATCTGGAAATGCCGCTGCACCTACAGGCTCTACCATAAACAAATATTATTCTTATTAAATAAAATAATCTAAAGTAACTTTTTCAAACTTATATTAATATGGCATTAGGACTATTAATATTAGTTTCTGTTGGTAAAGAAAACATTTACCTTTCTTCAGATCCTGACATAACATTTTTTAAAATAGCACATAAAAGACATACTAATTTTTCTACTGAAACTATAGCACAATATTTCAAAGCTACTCCAGATTTTAGCAGAAAAGTAACAGTAAATTTATCCAAAAATGCTGATTTACTTGGACCAATAATATTATATGTAGAATTACCTGATATAATTAAAGAAAATAGTTCTGTTTTACCTACCGGAATTAAAAATTTTGCTTGGGTTAAAAAAATTGGTTTAGCTTTATTAAGTTATGTAGATTTGGAAATTGGAGGAATCTTAGTAGATAGACAATATGGAGACTATCTCAATATTTGGTATGAATTAACTTTAAATTTAGGTAGAAAAATTGGTTTTAATAATATGATTGGAAATGTTGAAGTTTTAACTAATTTTTCAAATGGAAAACCAACCTATTCCCTTTATATTCCCTTGAATTTTTGGTTTTGTCAGGATTCTGGATTAAGTTTACCAATTGTTTCCATGATTCATAATGATATAAAAATACATGTTCAATTTAATGATTTTAATAAATGCTATTTAGAAACACCAACTAACTATATTAAAACTAGTGAAGCATTTAGCTTATTTAAAAAAGGAGAAATTATCAGACAAAATGTAGCAGGTGTAACTGCTATTGGAAGATTTATTTATTTTGATACTCTAACAAATAATATGTATTATGATAAAATAAGTGGTAATTTTAGTATACCTACTACTGATAATGATTTAAATTATATTATAACTGGAGACAACTCAAAATTTGTACAAAATTTATTGTCAACTTCCATTGTTGTTACTGATGAAGACTATTTTAGATTTAATACCCCAACAATACAAGATGCATATTTATTAGTAGATTATATTTACTTAGATAATTCCGAAAGGTTCCTTTTCATAAACAATACTCATGAATATATTGTACCTGTTATTCAAAATATTCAACCTCAAACATTTTATTCTACTAATATTTCTTACAAAATTCCTTTTTATAATCCAGTTAAAATTATATTTTGGAGAGCCCAACTCGTTTCTAATTATAAATCAAACGATTTATTTAACTATACTTTATACCCCGTTTCAACAACTATTAATAAAATAATTTCACAAGAATATATCGTATTAAATTCAATTAATAGAATTGAAATAGGTATTCCTGAATATTATAATCTAGTCCAAATTTATCAAAATAAATTTACCTCTTCTCCAGAAGGATTTCACATGTATTCTTTTTGTATTAATCCTTTAGATTATCAACCTTCTGGAACTTTAAATTTTAGTAAAATAGATGATGCTTATTTATCTATCAATTTTAATAAATTAGTAAATTATCAAAATCCAGCTATAGTTACTGCTTATGGAATTCAATTAAATATTTTTCGAGTAATTAATGGATTAGGAGCTTTGGGGTATTATGTCTAATATAGAATTTTTTGCTATTTCATAAAGACATTTTTCTATCAATGATTTTTCTTTTGGAGGAATCCATGATAGATAACCTGCAATTTTATATGAATTTTCTGATTCATAGTTTAAAGCATATTCTTCATTAAAATCTTTGTTTGTTAATTCTTTGTATTCTTTTAATAATTTATCAACTTCATCTTGATAAATCATATGAATTTTTTTATATGTTTCATAGTTAATTGTACCTATTGTATAACAATACTGTTCTGAGTTGCCATATTCTTTATGAATATACTTGATATTATCAGTTATATTAATTTTTTTTTCATTAATAAATTTATTATAGGGTAATTTTTTTAATATTCTTTCATAAGTTGGAAAATTTCCACGGTAAGTTTGATAAAAAGTTGGCTTAGCATAATTCATTAAAACAATTCTTTCATTAGCAATTTTTTTAGTAACATTTATATAAAGATTATCATTAGATAAAATTTCTTTATATAATTGTAATATTTTTGACTTTATTTCTTCAGACATAAAAATATTAATTTGATTAATAATTTTTAATTAATTCAATTTTTATAAAATTTAGTCAAAAAAAGCAAGCGCTCCCATACCACTCATGAGTCTTAATATTTGATATTCTCTAACAGTGCTTTTTAATAAAAATGGATCTTTGGTTACATTATCAGGACATGTTAAATTGATAACTATATCGTCCAATGTTGAAAAGTTTACATGACCTGATGGCTGTTTTTCTAAAGGATATAGTGAGAAACAATATGAATAATAACCATTATCTACCGATGTTTTATATCTTTCATATGGTACTACTAAATTAAAATATGAACCAGGTAATTGTACAAAGAAATCATGACCACTACTTTGAATATTCATAGAAGAAATTGGACTTATACTTGTAGCTATTTTAGTATTTACATACATTTTATTATAATAGGTTTCCAAATTTAAAGCTCTTTTTTGTAATGAAGGTAAATTCATTTGGTACTTGCTATCTAAATATAAAGTATAAACTCGATCATATAAAACTAATACTGGTGAATTCATAAAATATACATACCTTTCTGCATTGTTTGCAATGTCGAAATTAGCTTGTTTAATATAATCAAAATCAGTTGCATATCTTTTATTAATTTTATCTGTATAAACACCTATTTTTAAAAATTCTTTGTATAACTCTAATATATTAAGATAACTTTTTAAATATTTGTCTCTTTTAATTGTATAATTATAATAACTATTTTCTTTACTAGAAATAACCTCAGAAATAAAGAATACATCTTTAACCATATTTTTAAATTTCATTCTTGCTAAAGCAGAACTTGTGCTAATTAATGTATCTGGATAAGTTTTAAATCTTTCTATTATATATTCATGTTGAGTATTTCCAAATAATTCTCTTTCGGGTGAATCTAATAAGATTCCATCAATATTAACTTGTATATTTATTTCGGGAATTGATTCAAATACATAATTTTTATTTGTTAATAAACTTGCCAAATTATTAATTTTAAATCTTAATGAAACTAATGTATAATTTAAACAAATTAAAGGTAAATAATGAGTTGAATCTCCTTGAAACCAAAATTCTAATGGAATATTAAAGCGCATTTTACCCTCGTGGTCATAAGGCTTAATAAACTTATCAAGTTGATTTCTTTTATTTGGATCTTTAAAAAATTGGTACTGAATTTCCATTGTGTCTTTATTTAGTTGTTCTACTAATTGATCACCAATGTAAAATTCAACATATTCAAAAAACTTTCTATATAAATCAGAAGCAAAAATAGCTTGTTCATAAATTACATTAGTACTAGTATCTATTACTATTTGGTTTGATAAATTTTGAGATGGACTAATTGTTTCATCAGAATATTTTTCTATTAATTTAAACTTTGCAAATTTACTAATTACATAAAATTTATTTATTGAACTTAAATTAAAATTAAATTTATCTAGGAAATTAAATGTTTGTTCTCTGATAAAAATATAGTAATTTCCTAAACTTATCTTTTTATACAAGGTAAATGGTAGATAACTTGGTTGTACCATAGTATAAGATTCTAAGAAATATGTTTGTTGAGTTTCACTTAGTAAAATTGAATTGATATTTTCCAAAATTTCATTAGTTACTATATATAAATTATTGTTGTAAGTTGGTTTAATAAAAATAACATAAACAGAATTTAAATCTACACTAGAATTCAATGTCCAACTTGTACCATTTGTACTAGATATTAAACCATCGCCTCCAATCATCCAATTTTTACCATTCCACTTGATAGTATTAAATATAGTTAATAGTGTCGTTGCATTTTCATTTGGAATATCGTTCCAAGTAATAAAATCAGTACTAATTTTAATACTAGTACCAACTGCTAACCAAAAGGAACCATTATAATCAATTGAACTAGTTTTGAAAAGAGGAGGTAAATTATTATTAATTATCCAATTTTTACCATCAATACTTGTATAAAATTTATTTTCTCCATAACCATACCATATTGAAGATATAGAATTCCAATATATATAATTAATACCACCATATTGATATATATAATTTACTAATCCTAGATTCCAGTTAATTCCGTCGGTTGACCAAGAAAATGAATTATAATTATTAATATCTAATCCTCCTGCAACCCAAATTTTTCCATTGTAACCTAAAACTTTAAAAATAGTATCAGGAATTGATGATTTATTCCATGTACTTCCATTGTTCGTTGAATAAATAAATAAACTTGGAGTTGGAAAAGATGTTTGAAATTTATTTCCTAAAGCAACAATAATTGAATCATTACTAGACAAAGCATCTACTTTACCTCCAACATAAGGTTGCGAACCTGATATATCTATATTGAAAATATTATTAATAGAAGTATTTAATATCCAATTTATACCATCTGTTGAAGTTTGTAAATATGATGAACCATTACGACCACCTGCAAAAAAGGTTGAATTAGAATATGTTATAGTATTTATAGGATTCAAATAAACCTCATTCATATCAGTCTCATTCCAATTTGTATAATCATCAGAATAATAAATTCCATATCCACCAGTTACTATAGCTTTACCAAATAAATTAACTAAATTAGATGTTAAAGTTAATATTTGTCCTTCATATACTTTATTATCGTGTAAATATATTTTTGAATCCTTATTATTATATACAGCCGGAACATTTCCTGAATTAAATTCTAATAAATAAATATATTGACCTATTTCATTACCATTACTATCTAGTGTCTCAATATAACCATCGTATCTAATATCTAGTGGATCAAAGGTTTTTAAAATACATAATTGATTATTATCAGGTTTATCTAATATAGTTTCAATTATAATTTGTTTAAATACGAAAGTACCTGTTATTGGTAAATTAGTTATAATTCGAATTATTTGATTACCTAAACTAAAGTTACTAATGTCAACATAATTATCATTTATTAAGTAATAATATTTGGAATCAAATACAAAATTATCAGGAAATAAAAAGGTCAATACTCCGCTATTATAATTATAACTACTTATATCCCAGTAATTTATTACTCCACCAAATGTATTATAATATAATTCTTCTTCTCCAATATATATATTACTAATAAATTGTGTTAAATTTGTTGAACTAATTACATCTATCGAAGGTGTAATAGAAAATTCATTTATATTATTTACAAAATTTAAAATAAAAGACCCATCATCGGTTGTTCTGTTATAAGATGAATCAAAATATATAAAGCAACTAGTTTTATTATTTATTGGTGGGGAATACTTAAATTGATATAAAAACGAATTTTCTTTAGTCATACTTTGAATTGGTTCGGGAGGAAATTCTCCTATTTTAGAATATTGAACTATATTTTGGAATGGTATAGAAATATTACTTGCATCCATTAGTAATTGCATTGAACTATCACCTAAAAATGTTATATCATTTATTCTTATTGAATTATTTATTAAAAAGTTTTTAGGAACATTTTTCAAATCATAAAAATAAGTATAATTAACTAAAGGTTCAACTAATGTTATTTGATACAAAATTAAATTATTATAAGTTATTGTGGTAGGTTTAATTGTTATTATTAACTTTGTATTACTAAAGTTTGAAACTACTCCAGATATAGTTAATGTTCTTCCACTTATTGATAATACTTTTATAAATTTACCATTGTTAGAAAAATACAAAGTATAATCTAATGAACTAGCATTAAATGTTTGATTTAATTTTAATAATTTAATATTAGTATTACCACCAGAAATATCAAAAGAATCTATTCCAACAATCACTTCTGCTTGAATAAATGATGTTAATATATCAATGTATTCTGGAAATATCAAATAATTTATATAAGAATTTGTAATTATATTACCACTAGCATCAAATGTATTCAATGTTATATTGTTATATTTATCATAAGATGTAAGGTTCATTGTTTTGTATTTAATTGAAGTAAATAAGCTAAAATTTAATATTGATAAATCAGTTGAAGAAATATCTAAACTATATACATAACCAATCATGTTAGTTGAAGATATATCAAAGGTTTTATATGCCAATATACTAAATTGATGATTAGTATCTAAGTTTTCTTTAGATAAAAATTCAATTTGGTTATTAAATACTAATGGATTATCAACTGATTTTTCATTTAACATTTCTTCTCCTTCTAGAAATTCTATTTTATAAATTGTTTCATTTTGAAAAACTTCATCCGTTAAAAATATTCTATAAGGATATAAACCACTAGAAATATCAATTGAATAATTTAAATCATAGGGAATATTTAAATATAATAATTCTGATGTTGGATTAGATGGATAACTATATTCAAAATAAACATTATCATAACCAGTATTATATGTTATATTATTACTTATCAAGTCTAATCCTAATAATGAAAAATTATTAATTGCTGAAAAATCTAATGTATTTGATAATTTTACTTTTAAAATTCTTAATAATAAATCTGGAAAATTTATTGCTCTTCCTATAAAATTTACTATTGAATCTGAAATACTACTAAATGTAGAAGATAAAAATATTATATGATTTAATACATCTATTAATTTTACACCGTAAATATTGTTATTATTAACATTATTTAAAATATTATATATTTCCTTATTTACTAAACTAATGTCTCTAATAATTTTATAAGAATTATTATTATACGAAACTATAAATTGATTACTAATCATTAAATATTGTAAAGAAGAACCATTTAATTTTAAATCAGTTCCAGTAAAAATAATTTTTGAATTTATATCTTTCAAAAAGTTATTTATATAAATTACAGGATTTTCCCAAAAACCTTTATATCTAATGAAATTTGGTAATTGGTCGTAAAATATATTTTGAAAATAAATTAATGATTGAAAATCAGAATAATTATTTGGTAAATTTACTAAAAATCCTGATAAATCAGAAATCTCAGAAAAAGTATAATAATTATTACTGGTATCTTGACTAATATTTCCACTTGAATCTATAAATATATTACCCTTTGACATTGTTGATTTTGAAATGTCTGGATTAGTTACTAATGACCATGTATTCCAAGTCTTAATTGGATTAAATAAAGTAGATAATGTAAATATAGTATCATTAAATAAATTTTCTATGGTGGCTACTGAATCCATATAAATATAATCAGTATTGAAAATATTAGTTTTTAAATTATTAATATAAATATAATTATTATTCAATATATCACTATTAGTTGTAAATGTTCTTTTTAAACTTACTTGATCTATATAAGAATTTACAACACCTAAATTCAAATAGCCTAATGATAAATTACCACCTGATAAATCATTTGGATTATTAATAAAATAATTAAAATCAGTATTTGTATTATAATAATAGTAATCTACATTTTCAATATAATTAAGTTGTTTTGATAATTGTATACTTTCTATTCCAAAAGGTTTATTATAAGTAGAATTAATATCTATGTTTTCAGTATATTTATTTTTAGTGACTACTTTTAAATAATTAATATCTTTTGCATAAATATAATTATAGTTTTCTAAAAATTGACTAGTTTGTAAATAATAATTTCCTGATATAACTACTATATTACAAGGTATTGTTTTGTCAAGAAAAAAATTCCTTTTTCCTATATAATTAATGAATTGAGTTGGATCAATTTCTACTTGAAATCCATTTGATGTTTGTTCAATTAAACCATTAATTATTAAATCAAATTTTTTCCAAATTATTATTTCATTTTCAGGTAATTTATCTAATTCTAATAAATTATAAAAAATATTATCCTTAAAACTAAAAGTTCTATCAATATTTAAATTTATAGAATATATTTTATCAATGAAAAATTGTGAATTATAACTTTGAACCTTTCCATAAATATATAATTTATTATAACATGTTAATTTACATAAATAACTAATATATTGATTATATATTGTTTTTTCTAATAATATATGATATGAATTTACTAAATTTAATTGGGAATTATTATTTATATTCAATACATTATCTTCAAATATTTTCATATTTTCTGGAGGCTCGCCAGGTATCCCATTGCTAGAAATATCAAAATTTACTAATGCATTATTAGATATAAAATAATAATTAAAATTTCCCAAATTTACTATTGGTTTTAAATAAGATGATTTATCTATTTGATAATTACAATATAATGATTGCTTATTTCTTTTTCCTAAAAATATTTTTACATTTGATTTTAATGGATATTCTAAGGTATCAACAATAATTATATTTGGATAAATTATTTGTTTAATATAATTAATGAAAGAATTAATTAATATTGGTTGATTGAAAAATAAATCATAATTATACAAATCATCCCCTTCTGGAAAATTTATTGTTAATATTGCATTTGGTATTTCAGTAGATAATGTAGCATTTAAAGGCAAAATATTATGATTTTCAAAATAAAGATTTTGGTAAGGAAAACTTAAAATTCGAGTAAATAATGAAGAATTTGCATAATTCATATTATTGTATATAAAATTAAAAATAGGATTAAACGGTGAAACATTGGAGTTATTAAAAACACCATTTATTTCAAAATAAAAATTTCCCAAATCTTTATTTGTTAAATTACCAGATGCATCAAAAACTAAATTTACCATTTTACAAGGTTGATATGGTACATAAACTGTAAATAATCCACTTAGACTAAAAATACCTTGAAATACAACATCATCAATCATGTTTCTACTTAAATAAATTATTCCATCTATGTAATATTTAATTCTGTAAGTATTATATTCAATAATTAAATAATCACCAATTCTTAAATTATAATTATAAATATTATAAAATAATCCCTCTTTTAAATATAATTGAATATTTTCTCCTTCTTTTATAGAAAAATAATTATTAGATAAATCATTATCTAAAACTAAATTAAAAGAGGTATCAATTAAAAATTTTTTATTTAAATTATCATTCATTGAAAATTCAACTATATTTTCATATTCAGGAATAAATGGAACAAAATTATTTCTATATAAATAATAATATCCCTTGTAAAATGTTTTTGGAGAAAATTTTCCAGGATTTATTAAAATCATTTCATAATACATTGTTACACTATTCAATCCAATTATTTCAAATATATTATCATCCAATCCTATTATATCACCGGTTTTTAAATCATTCTTTTGATAATTAGTAATATAATATTTTCCATGAGATTCAAAAATATCTATTGGATTTACAGTAAAAATACTATTTCTAGATGAAGCATATACAGAATAATTATCAACTGGTATTTCATTAGATACTTTAAATAAATTATTACTAAAATTAATACTTGTAATTATACAAAATAATGTTTTTGAACTTGATTTTAAAATTAAATAAATATAATTATTAGTATATTTTTTAATATTAGTCATGTATACTAAATTACCATTTACATTTGAAGTAGTACCTAAAAATTCAAGATCAGGAAAATTATAACCTGGTTCATAATTATTAACTAATTTATTAATTTTATATTGAGTTGATAAAATATTATTATTATAATAATATTGTTGTCTTTTTTCATTATATAAAATATTTCTATATGAAACAAAAGCATTATTTATATAAATAAAATTATCATTACTAATAAGTGAATACCCTAAAGTTGTATTTAATTCTAATATATTTACTTCTGTAAAAGTTTGATCTTCAATATAAGTATTATTAGGTGAAGCATTAGCAGAACTACCTGGATTTAATCTTAAATTGAACATATTATCATATGAATTGTTCGAAGTACTAACCATTAAAGTCCATAAATAAGAAAATTTTGTTATAACTGTTTGACCTACTAAAATACCAATCCAAAGTTTAATTTTTTTCAAGCCACTTGAAGCTGGAATTGAAATTGAATATACACCATTTAATTTATTTATTGTAATATCTGGTTCATTACAAGTTATATAACTATAATTATTAAAAGTACCACTAATATCTTGAAATAATTGAGCTACAACAAAATTATAATTATTTAAATCATTTGCATTGTATACTAAAAAATGATAATAATTTAACCCATTTTTAAATGTATATAAAGGAATTGATAAATCTTCTTCCAAATAATTATAACTAAAAGGAACCATAAAAATATTTGCACTTGGATCTTTAAAAACTGCTAATATATCTAATTCATTTTTTATTATAGTATCATCTTTGTTTTTGAAATCAAAAGAATAATCAGAATTTATACCAATTAATCCTTTAAATAAATTGTTATTACTTGCATCCAAATCAGGACATAAGAATTCACAAGAACTTGAATCTATTATTGAAATGTATTGTTGGTCTCTTTTATAAAAATTATCGTCAGTTAATAAATATAAATTATTAGATATTGTATCTTGATTAAAATAATTATTTAGTTTATAAGGATTAGAAACTTTATCAATAAAATATACATACCCATTCAAATAATAATAACTATAATTTGGTAAATTAAGAATAGATGTAAAATAAATTTGACCATTTGATATATATGCTTGTTTTTGTGTATTAACATATTTTAAATTATTTTGAGGATAAATCCATAAATCATAATTTCCAGAAACATCATATAATTTTAGTTGAATACCACTCATTATTTCTTGATTTAATTTAAAATAATATGTTTCATTATAATTATTCATTATAAAATCTTCATATTCATTTACCATAACTATTCCATTAGAGGTTAATCTAAAAGGAGGTATTAAATATTGATTAAATAAATCATATATAGTTACTAATATAATTTTATTACTATTATAAGAATAATAAGTTGAACCTAATAAAGGAATATATAAATAATCTAATAATACATTATCTAAAATTTTATAACCGGTTTCATCATTTAACATTAAACCAGATATAAAACTCTTCAAAATTTTAAAATTATTTACAACTACCGAATTTAATGGTTGAAATGAATCCATGGTATAATCAATTGAATAACCAAAAATTATAATTTTATTTTTTAATTCCAAAGGTTTGTCTCCTACAAAAATATATTTATCACTATCAACATCATTATAAACTTTATAATATTGAAAATTTATTAATACAGAATTTCCTTCAAAAATTATACCATTTGAAATATCGAATTGGACTTGATACAAGTATTGATTAGGTATAGTTTCCAATAAAATAGGGTTATCTAATATAAATTCATAACTATTTGAATAAATTTTTATTGTATCTGTATTTAAATTATTATAATTTACTATTGTGTTATCATCTAATAATAAAGATACAAAGTTTGTATCATTTTTAAAATTATAAGTTTTATTAAAAATTAAGCTTCCATTATTAAAATTTACCGGACCCATATAATTAAACTTTTCGTAATCAAAATCATTTTTAGGTTTGTTTAAAATAGTTTTCTTGTAATTTGTTTCCTTTGATATTTCAAACATAACTTGTCCATTTGCAATATAGTTGGAAGATATATCAATTAATTCATTATTTAAATAAATTTCAGTATTTAAATCACTAAAATTACCACTTAAATCAAATAAGGTTTCGACTTTATAATCTTGAATAGTATACAAGTTTTGTTTTACAGTATTTTCTAATTTGTATAAAGGTAAAAATGTATCTTGGTACTCGTTTGGATTTAATGTATTTTCTAAATCATCATATGTATTTAAATTATTTATTTGTTGTAAAAGAACAGTTGATACTTTATTTAAATAATTTTGTAAATTACTAGAAATTTTACTAGAACTTTCATATATTTTTTTTGATTGAGTTAAAATATAGCCTTTATTTGCTATTAAAAATTTTTCTATTCCAATACCCTTTGAAATAAAAGTTTCACTTAGATTGTAATAATATGGTACAAATAATGAATAATATTTGTAATCATAGTTATTATAATTTATTAAATTCAAATTATTAATTATAGAAGTATTATCAATGACTGTATTTATAGTTTTACCTAAAGATTTTAATAATTTTATACTATCTAAATTTAAATTCTCATATAAAATATTTGCCTGTTCTATTAAATTTACAATTGGTGAATTAATAGGGTCTTGTAAAAATATTTTATCAAAATATTGATTGTATTTTGTAACTATTGAATCAAATGAATTATTTGTTTTTAATTTTGTAATATCAAAAATTGGTGGATATGAAATTCCATTGTGTATATAAAATTCTCCAGGGTTTATTGGTAATATTTTATTTATTATTTTTCCATTAATTTTTAGACTGGTTGTATATTTATTTATTGGAAAATTATAAAAATAATATAAGGGTTCTACACTTAATTGTTCGATATAATATAATCCATTTCCAAATAAGTATGTTAAATATATTACTTTTTCATTTGCTGTTTGAATATTTCCTGATGAATCTATTAATACAAAATAATTACCAGATGGATCTAAAATAGATTGACCAGATGGATCTTGAACTATGAAAAAACCTTGATTAGTAACTAAATTTCCTGATGAATCAATTGTATAATTATAAACAGTACCGCTTAAATCTTGAATAATTTTATCTAAATTTGAATCTAATCTATGATTTCCTATATCTATTATATTTCCAGATGAATCTATTAAATTTCCACTAGAGTCAGTATCTAGGTATTTATGATAAGTATTAAAAATATAAGGCTTTTGGTAAAAGTCTGCATTTAATTGAAAATTTAATATATTACCTGATGAATCAGTATTTAAATAATGATATAAAATTGGGAATAATTGTGGAACCAATGATGTTTGAATATTATATAAATCCCATTGAGCAGACAATGACATATCTCCAATTACATACAAATTATTACTATCAATTTTAACTGGTAAATAAAAATTTGTTAAAGATTTAATCCAATAGAATGAATTTGGAATTATTGGTATCGGAACATTGTAAGAAAAATAAGTTGACCAATTAATTGCATCTAAACTTACTCCTAATGCATTACCACCTGCTAACCAATTTGCACCAGTCCATGTAATCGCATTACACTTTGTAAATATTGTTTTATCATTAAAAGAAGCAGTCCAATCTCTTCCATTAAAACTATAAGCAATATTACTACTACCAATTCCTACAGCTACAAAAATACTTCCATTCCATGATACACCATAACATTTAGAAAAAATAGTTAAATCATTATTAGCAGCAGTCCAAGTATTACCATTTGTACTAGTAGCTATAGTACAATTACCATAACCTACTGCTACCCAAATCGAATTATTACGAGTTATATCATATACACTAGTAAATAAAGAAGCAGCATTTGATGAACTAGTCCATGTAAAACCATTAGTACTCCATAAAATAGGTAAAGAAGCAGTATTTCCTAATACCCATTGATTATTTCCATCGTAATTAATTGAATTAGAAACTGTTGAAAAAACCAGATTTAAATTAGTTGCTGTTGACCAATTAACCGCATTATTACTAAAGAAAAAATTATTACTTGAATCAATTGCTTCCCAAACATTATCATTCCAATAAATACTTACTATATTATTAGCAAATATAGTTGTAGCTTGCGTCCAAACAATTCCATCCGAACTAAATGCTATTCTCTTTTCTCCAAATGCAACAAAAATATTATCATTCCAAGCAATGTCTTTAACACTTTTAAAAATAGCATTAGAAACTAATTCTCCAGACCAAATGCTTCCGGTTTCACTAGTAGCTATAGTAAAATTACCTTCTCCACCTGCTATCCAAATTGTTCCATTCCAAAGAACTTTATTAACATTTGTAAAAAGTAAATTTGCATTTGTACCTACCCAATTAATACCATCCACACTCTTAATAATTGGATAATTACCATTACCACCAGCAACTAATAAAGTACTATTACGATACATTGTATTTATATTATTTAAGAATGAATTAATATTTAAATTTTGCCAAGTTAAACCATTAGAACTTTTTAATAAAGATGTTGAGCTGTTACTTCCTATAAACCATTTTGAATTATAAAAATTCCAAGAAGTGGTTAAACTATTAAATATATTAGAAGGGTATAAAGTCCATAAAATACCATTAATACTATAAGACTTATTTCCAGAATCATTTGAAGCTCTAAATAAATATCCATCGTAGGTAATAGATACAATAATTCCAGATAATTTAGAATCTGTACTAATCCAACCATTTTCTAAATTTGAAACATTAGCATAAATCATATTATTCGGTCCAGAACCACCTCCAGCTACTACAACAGAATTACCTAAACACATACATTGAACAAATTTAATTAGATTAGATATTGCATTTGTTAGTGTCCAATTTCCAATTGTATTAGTACTATTTAATATTATCAATTCAGCGTTTCCACCTACTAAAGTAAAGTTTGAATTTGTAATAATACTATTTACATTTGTAATTAATTTAGAACCACTTATATCAGTTAACCAATTTATACTATCAATACTATATATTAAACTTTTTTTACCACTGCCTCCTGCATATAAAATATTACCACCAGAAAAGCTGGAATTATACATTGTAGAATTAATATTATTTAATAAATTAGAACCATTACCTACATTAAAAACAGCTTGTTGAGATAAACTATTAGAATAATAAATAGGATTTTTACCATTTCCATATATTGTATAAATGTCTCCATAATAATTATAATATTTTGGTAAAGTAACCATTAAATTATTATAATTTAATATTGGTTCCCAAATAAAAGAAGATATATCTTTACTTCCAGTTAAAATATTACTAAAATTATTAGTATTCCATACGAAACTTCCATTCATGTATTCTACTTTTGTAAAAGTATATTGTGTAGGTATAGCTGGTGAAATATTAGATATTTGCCAATTAATACCATTGGTACTATAAGCTGTATTATATGGACCAGTACCTACAGCAATCCAATTACCTGATGAATCTGTAGATATATCATTTACCTCAAAAAATAAATTAGAACTAGAATTATCTCCTAACCAAGTTGTTCCATCAAAAGAATAAATTATTGGATTAGGTCCAGAACCACATGCTACTAAAATACTAGGATCTGAAATTGGATCTGTTCCATTGTAACCAACTACTTTTTTTACTGTACTTAATAAATTAGTATAGGGAACCCAAACTGTATTTTCTAAAGTATAATTTAGAGGGTATGTACCATTTCCATATGCTACAGAGGTATTTATATGAGTTATTATATCTTTTGTTGAAGCAGTTAATAAGCCATAATAAGCTTCAGAAATAATACTCCAATTTGTTAAAGTAGAATCAATAGTATAAATAATTACTGATGGATTATAACCAATTACAATTACATAAGTACTAGTTACTTTTATAGAAATATTAGTACATCCTAAATTATTTAAAATTGTTTGTACTGGAGACAATATACTAAAAGCAGCACTACTTCCATACCAAATATAATTAGGACTATCAACAACTGCAAACCAATAATTATTAAAACCAGTATTACTAATAGTATAAACCTTTGTATTAGGAAGTATATTAATTGGTAAAAAGTTATTATAAAAGGTATCTGTAAACTCATAATATCCCAAAGCTGAACCTATTGTACCATCTCCTCCAACTAACCAAACGGCGTGAGGTAAATCAGCATATATACTATTTACATAAGACATGAAGTTTAAATTAGAAAAAATTAATGTCCAATTTCCATTTCCAGGTCCATAAAATATAAAATTACTATACAATAAGAAATCAATACCATTGTATGCAACCTTGTATGGAACTTGTAAATTTTGAGCTATTGCTAGTGAAGTATCTAGAGTAGACCAATTGATTCCATCCTCACTATAGGCAACTATAATACCAGATATAACATTTGAAGTAGCAATAAAATAACCTGCTTGATAAGTTATGTCATTTACATTCGTAGTAAAAGGATCATTTGCTGAATTAGTCCAAGTTATAGAATCTGTACTATATGCTAAATGTGAAGAACCATTTCCTGCAGCTACAAATATATTTTTATCTTGAATATATAAAACTACAGATACATTACAAAAATTAGAACTTATAGCATTCCAAGTAGTACCATTATTACTATAGGCTAAAGCACTACTACCATTTCCACCAGCAACCCAAGTTGTACCATTATAGGCTACTGAATTTACACTATTTAATGTAATATTTTGTTTTGCCCAAATACCATCTGAACCACTAAATAATAAAGGACTATCTCCATTGTTACCTATTATAAAATTATTACTAGAATCAAAAGCTACAGTATTAATATCACAATAAAATAAATCAGTTAGATTTTCAAATGGATACCAACTATGACCTGAATCATCGCTATATGCAAATAAACTTTCATTTGATTTTAATATAAAACGATTTTGTTCACAATGAACAGAAATAATTGTACCTGCAAGTATAGAAGTAGGATTTTCAGAAGGAAGCCAATCAATTCCATTTGTACTATAATATGCAATAATACTATCGTTAGTACTATTTCCAACTGCAACCCAATTACCACTTGTATCAACAGCAATATCATTTATAGAATAATACAGAAATGAAATACTATTAGAATTAATCCAAGTTATTCCATCGGAACTATTTGCAACACAATAATTACCATTTCCACCAGCAAGATATAATGTATTATTAGAACTATCTGTATAGGATTTTATTATATTTACATTACTAAAAATAGAAGAAGTATTTATACATGATTTCCAATTAGTTGAATCTTCAGTATAATACATTGGTTCATTTCCATTACCTCCTAATATACCTATATTATGAAGTATTCCCGAACTATCATAATATTTATTTGTTACAAAAGTATTAATAGAACCGCTGAATAAATTAGTAACATTTAAACCTATTCTATACCATGTTACAGCATCTGAACTAAGTCCAACTGATGAATCTATGGATTTCGCTTGCCACAATGAACCATTCCAACTAATATCAGTTAAACTTGTGAATAATGAATTAGCACTTGTAGAATTAGTCCAAGTTATACCATTTGTACTTTTAGCTAAACAATTTGCACCTGAACCTACAGCAATAAAAATATTATTAGCATAAGCTATATTATTTACATAAGTAAAAAGATTATTTGTATATGAAGTCCAATTTATTCCATTTGAACTCGAAGCTAAACAACTTAAATTACCACAAGCTACAAATAAGTTTAATGCTGAACTCCAAATTATATTATTTATATTAGTAAATAAAGTATTTGCATTGGTAGCACCAGAAGAATCCGTTATTAAACAATTTGATATATCATTACCTCCTTTTAAAAGAATTGTTCCATTGGAAGAAACTATATTAGTACGATTATATTGACTTACATTACCAGAAAACATAAACCAATTATTACCATCCGTACTTCCAGCTAAGCCATTATTTGCAATCCAAATAGAATTACCATTCCATTGAATATCTGAAATACTTGATGCCATTAATGAACCATTTGAAGAACCATTCCAAGTAGTTCCATTTGAACTATAAGCTATGCTATTGGAACCAGAACCTACAGCTACAAAAATAGAACCGTTCCAAGCAACATCCAAACAATTAGTAAATAATAAATTTGATGAAGCTGAACCCGTCCAAGAAATTCCATTAGTAGAAGTTGCTATTGTAAATTCACCATTTCCTACCGCTACCCATACAGAACCATTCCATAAAATTTTATTAACTGTATTAAAAATTATATCACCATTGCTAGATGAAACCCAAGTAGAACCATTATTACTATATGCCAAAGGATTTAAACCAGAAGCACCAGCAACCCATACTGTTCCATTGTAAACAATACTTGAAACAGATATTTTTAAAATAGAATTTATAGAAGTTACTATATCCCAATTTATTAAATCTTCAGTTAAAGCTAAGTTATTGCCTCCGCTTCCAGTAACATACCAAATAGTATTTAACCATTTTACATTATTTGCTGAAATAGTAAATATAGAATTAGCTGAAACTGAACCAATCCAATTTATTCCATCATCACTATATGCTACACGAAAATTTCCAGAACCAACTGCAACCCACCTTGTACTATTGAAAGCAACTCCATAACCTGTTAATAAAATACCATTACCATTTATAGAAGGTTTCCAACCCGAACCATCGTAATAAATAATGGAATTAGGACCAGAACCTACTGCTACTTTAGTTGTTGGAGTTTGTGGATTAAAAGTAATTGCTGAAGCAATACCATTACATTGAGTTAATAGGTCGGTAGAAATACTTGCAGGAATTCCTTGAAGTATATTATTATCAGCAGTAACATTTGTTTTTACTAAATTCAAATTAAAATTGTAAATAACCAAATCTATTCTTTGAATTGTGTTATAATCTAAATTTAATGGAGTTAAAATGTTATTTTCAGAATCAATATTTACTTCTATTCTTTCAATTGTTCCATTTGTATAAGATACTTTTAATTCATATAAATTATTAACAGAATAAGGTATTGCAATACTTATAGTATTATTATAAATTTCATTTGTTACTACAATTTTATTAGTATTTACTGAATATAAATTTATCATATTGTAGGAAATATCAGGATAATTAATTGAATTAAAACTTACATCTGGAAAATTTTTAATATTGATATTTAGATTTGGAAAATTTATATTGCCACTAAGATCACTTTTCGCATTAAAATCAACTAAAGGAATTAATAAATTTTTTATTAGTTTTAATTGAACTGTGTTATCATTTAATTTTAATTTTGTTTCTGGATATAATAATAAAGAATTAGATTCAAAATTATAATTTTTAATATCTTCATAAACATTATTTACCAATAAATAAATTTTATCATAAACTGAACAATTCCAATTATTAATTGTAATTATATTATTTGATAAATCATATACATAATTAAAAGTATTTTCATCTACTATTTCAACATTTTGATTTACCATATTATAAGATATATCAGCTAAACCATTATAAGTTGGTGAAATTAAAATTAAATTATTAGATATATCATTAGAATTAATATTTATTGTTCCATAAAATGATTCAGTAAAAAACAAATTATTAAATTCTTCTCTTAATCCATCTAATTTAATATTTCTATTTAAATTTATATTATGATAAAAAGTTAAATTTTTATTGGTTTGACCATAATCATTTAAATTTAAAAATGTATTTTGTAATGGATTAGTTGATACTTTTTCTGAATTATAATTATCCAAGTTATAAGCCATTCTATAAAATAAAGCAATAGTAATTTTATTTCTCCACATTACCATAAAATGATAGTTATCAAAATCATTTGAATTTACTAATAAATCAACTAGTTTATAAGATAAATAAGCATAAATTAGTAATAAATCTACTGGTTGAATATAAGCTGGATCATCAAAATTTGACCAAGTTGAATTTAAATTACCAGTATCTAATAATGTTGGATAAATATTTTGAAATATATTTTGAATAGTATTTTGTAAATATAATGAATTAGAATTAGGATTAAAGTGATCTTGAAAGCAAATTATATTTGTCGTATTATCTGTAAATTGATTATAAAATGCTTTCAATGTACACCATAATCTTTCTTTACTACTTAATTGTAATGAATTAAATAAATAAATAATATTTTGTTCACAATCTTTATATTTTTGATTAAATACTTCGTAGATTTGTAATTGTAAAGATTCATAATTTCCATAAGATGTTTCTCTGTAAAAATTAAATCTTTTATTCCATTCTAAAAAATAGTTATTATCTGGTACAATAATAGAATTATTAACTGCATTATTTATTCCTAATTGATATTTTTTCCAAAATGTAAAAGTTTTAACATATGTACTTAAATTTGGATATAAACTCTGTAAAATAAATAAGTAAAATAAACTATTAAATTTTAAAGAATTTAATCTATAGGTACTCACATCATATGAATTTAATAAAGCATAATTTAATGCAAAATCCGTATCAAAAATAGGATTATAATTTTTACTATTGATAAAATCAATATAATTTGCTACTTCATCACTAAAATTTAAATATAAATTATTCTTATCAAAAACATTATAATTAATAAAACCATCATATAAAATTAAATCTAATTTATCATTCAAAATATTCACTAGCTTTTGTTGTCCTACTAAATCTAAAAAATAATTATCATTAGTTTTGTATTCTAAAATTCTCATCCATGTCTCTACCCATTGACTAAAATTTAATCTAAATACTGGAAGTAATTGATTTAATGAAGAATTCTTAAGGTGACAAATATTAACTAAAATACCATAATTTTGTGTTGATAACAAATTTAAATTGGCTAAAAGATTATTTTGTAAATTTAATCCATCCACTTGAAAATAATATCCATCATTTTGTGACAAATTAAAAAAATTACTTGGAATTAATGTATATTGTTTTGATACTGATTCATAAAATAAATAAGTTAAAATACTACCAACAACAACACTTAATTCATTTATTTGATAAGAATTAGTAGTAGTTGTAGTATTTATTAAAGTTTTTTTTACATTAAAATAAGGAATATCAATTATCAAATATAATTGTGATAATAAATCTGTTACTGTGTTAATTTTAAATTGATGAAATGTATTAAACTTTTTAGGTCCAATATTTTTTAAAACTTGATCAATAGAAAAGTTTGTATGTTTTCTATAAACTGTTTTAAAAAAAGTAATTTCGGGATTCAAAATTAAAGGTGCATCTTGCATTCCTATTGTTAGCAATTGTATTAAACCTCCGGGCATTATTAATGAGATTAGATATTATTCTCTAAAATAAAATTTAGTTAAAATAAAATATATAACCTATTTTAATGTACTACCTATTTATTGTTGTATTAGAAAATTGTGGTTATTCAAAAGCTGCTATAGAATTATTAGATAATTACAAAATTAAATATAAAAGTATAATAATTAAACAAGAAGAAAAAAGTAAATATATTACTAATGAAATTAATACTTTTCCACAAGTATATTTAAAAAAAAATAAAACTAATGATTCTCTACTTTTAGGAGGTTATTCAAATTTAAATGAATTCGTTCAATTATTTAAAAATCATAAGTATGATGAAAAAAAAATAAATGATTTTATTAAAAAATATCCATTTTGGAATAAAAAATCTATTTTAAGATTGATTGAAATTATAAATTAATTTATTAATATAATGTGGCTTTTCCATTTTTAAAAATCCCAACTTGTTTTGAGTCTTTATTAAAAATAGAACCCTTTTCTTTATTTTCATAATAATAAGTTTTGTTATCTATTGTTATAGTATCTAATAATTCTTCATTTGATACTTCTTTTACTTCTGGTACAATTATAATACTTTTTTTTTCTTTTTCAGTTAAAATTTTATTTCTAATTTCAATAAAATTTAAATTTCCAATTTCACATACTTGCTTAATTGTATTAATTTTAGTTTCAGTTAAGAGTTGTTCATATTCTTTCTTTATTTTCTTCAATTCAGCTTTAATAGTAGAATCAATTTCTCCTAATAAAGCATTTGTTTTTGAATATAATTCCTTAGATGTTTCACTAGTTTTCATTAGTATATAAAATAATTTTGAAAAAGAATTAAATTCAAATTTTTTGATAATTAAATTATTGAATGATTCCAACATAATAATTCATTCAATTCTTTGTTAATATATTTAGGTTGCCTAATGCATTTAGAACATTTTTCATTGCTTATTTGTTTATAAACTTCTAATTTGCTTTTATTTAAATATAAAATATGCTCCTTTTTTTCTATTTCGGGAACATCTATTTTCAAAATTTTTAATGATTTCGCCTCTTCTATTATCTTTGTAAGATTCTTTTCCATTGTAATTATTAATATTTTTAGTAATTATATTTTTATGCAATTTTTCATTTTGTTTTATTTTCTGTAGCGTGTCTTTATTATCTTTTATTACTTGATTAATAATGTGTATGACTCTATTTTCAGGTTTTTCTTCAGAAAAACAATCTATAATGTCTTCGTTTACCATCATGGTAAAATCTCGAAGATAGTCATGATCAACAACACAATACATACATACCTAATCATTTAAATTAATTACAATAAGAACTATAATCAATTTTTTTAAATTAAATAAGTTTCAATGAAAGTAATAAAATCTAAGTCATTCATTATAGGTTTAAATTTATAATTAAAAAATCCTAAAATTTTCTTTGCGTCTTCATGCTTATCTATAATTTTTAAATATAATATATTATATGTTTCATTAGTTTTATTAATATCATTATATTGTTTCAAAATAATGTTAGAATATTTTCGAATATCTCTTGTAAAAGGAATACCAAGATAAAAATCGGATTCCTCTAAATCACAAAATCCTTCAATTTTTAAGTTTTTATCTGCTTTACACTTATTTAAATTTACTTTAAATTTATATTTTGATAATATATCAATTAAAGATTTTATAATTAAATCTTTATTTATCAATCCTTTTTCTTTCAGTTTCAAGTAAATATCATCAACAAATATATTTAACAAAAAATCTTCATCTAATTTAAAATTATCTTTATTGGATATAAACCATTCTTGAATAATTTCATCCATTATTAAACTGAATATAATATTTGATGAAGGTAAACCAGTTGGAATACCTTTATGAAAATCTATTAATTTATCTTTAAAATATAAAATTCTTTGTTTGACAATATACATATATTGATTAGTAGTGCTTATTGCTAAACTTTCTTCCATTTTCTTTTTTAAACTCCTAAGAAGTAATTCTTCAACAACTTGATAATCACAAGAATCAAAAGCTTTTTCAATATCAATAAGAACAACATTCTCAAATGTTAAAGTATTATTAGAAGCAGTTTGAACAACTGTAGTATTAAAATCTTTTATTAAACTAGATTTAAATATATTTTTATCTAATGAATTAATTTTTTCTAAAATTTTTATACACCATAATCTATCAATTAATTTTATACATTTTGAATGAGATTGAATAAACCTATAATTTTTAGGATTTAATTTATCTTTATTAATATCTTTAATTTTAGAAGAAACCTGTACCTTATTTATTTTATTCATTAATTCATTATTTACTTGATTGTGATTTTCTAAATCTTTAATAACCAAATAAGCTATTTTAAGATCATTTATTCCAAGTTCATCTTTTTTAAGTCTTACCTCTTTTTCAATTTTATCTGAATAAGCAACTTTATCCAAAATTTTAAAAGTAGCCAAATTAGTTTCTATTAGTTCTTTAAATTTTTTTATTTCTTCATCAGAAACTTCACTATTATTAGGTAATTCATTTAAAATTCTAACATTTTTAATTTCTTTCTCATCATTATTATTATTATTATTCCAAAGATTATTTAGATAAGTAACAAAAATATCATCAGAAGGTGTTTGAATTATTTCAGTTTTCACTTCTACTTTTTCTTCATTTTTAGAATACAAAATGCCCATTTAATAACAAATCTAAAGTTGTTATTAAATTATAAATCAATTTTTTTAAAATTTACATTCTTGATAGGCAATTGGAAATGGTACAGCATCACGAATATTTTCTATTCCTGTACATATACGAACTAAACGGTCAAAACCTAGTCCTGCTCCAGCTGTAGGTGTTGAACCATTTTTTCTCATATCCAAATACCATTTTAAACTTGATATATCCATCTTTCTTTCATTAATTATTAACATAATTTTTTCATAATTTTCTTCTCTTACAGAAGAACCAATTAATTCACCTAAACCAGGAACTAAAAGATCACAACCTTGTACGGTACGACCATCTGGATTTTGTTTCATATAAAATGACTTTAATACTGTAGGATAATTATATACTAGAAGAGGATGTTTAAAATGAACATCTGCCAAATATTTTTCACATTCAGAACCTAAATCATCACCCCATTTAGGTAAATTTGTAATATTACTTTTTTCTAATATTTCTAAAGCTTCATCATAAGTAATTCTAATATAAGGTTTTGAAATGAATGATTCTAATTTTTCTATAATTCCTTTACTTGTAAATTTATTTAATTCCTCCAAATCATCTTTATGATTATTAATTATATAAGAGAAACAATATTGAGTAAATTGCTCAGATAAATCCATTAAATCATCTAAATTTGCCCATGCTACTTCCCATTCTATATGTTCAAATTCAGCTAAATGTCTATTAGTTTTAGATTTTTCTGAACGAAATGATTTATTAGAAGTCCAAACTTTTCCAAGACCAGCGCATAAAAGTTCTAATTGAAGTTGAGAAGAGACTGTTAAGTATGCCCTCTTTTGAAAAAAATCTTTGTTATAATCTATAATATCTGTTTTTTCAATTGTTGGAATATCTTGTTTTTTCTCATTTAATAGAGTACTAATTGTAAAAACTTCCCCACCACCTTCACAATCACTGGTGGTTATAATATTTGGATTTAAATGATGAAAACCTAGATTTCCCCAGAAATCATGCATAGCCTTTGACAAACCAGCTCTAATTCTAAAAACAGCTGTAAAAGTTCTGGTTTTAACTCTAACATCCATATGATCTCTCAAAGCTTCAAGAGAAGTTTTTTTAGCATTTAAAATATAAGTTATAGGATCTTCTATTTTACCAATATATAAAATTTCAAGTATTTTTATTTCTACTAATTCATCTTTCACTGGATGTTTTACCACTTCACCAGAAATACTCAGTGAAGATCCTACAGTTAAAACTTTTAATTTTTCAATTAATTCTAAATTTTCAGTAATTAATTGGATAGTTTTAGATGTTGAACCATCGTGTAATTCTATGAAAGCAACTGTTGATTGTATTCTTGTAGTTCTAACCCACCCATTTACTGTAATAGTATTAGATATAAGTTTAGTAGATATTTTTGAAATATCAGTATATTTTTGATTATAGGTTTTTAGTAGCATTAAATAATAAATTCCAAAATCTTTAATACAATTTTTAACAATTTTTATTTATTTTAAAGAATGAAAACAATAATAATTAATGTTTTTAGTAGATAAATATTATAAGGATTCAAATCAATATATTTGGCACCATTCAATTATTGAAAAAATATTAGAAAGTTTTGATACTCATAATGAAATTTATTCTAATATTGATAAAGTAGTTTTAAAACCTAAAGATGAAATGAGTGAAATTATAGAAAATTTAGAAAGAGGAGTTTGGCGTTATGCGAATTTTCAACATTTAGTAGTTTATGGAAAAAGTGGTTCTGGTAAAGAGTTTCTAGTAAATAAATTATTAGAAAAAATTTATGGTAAAAATAATACAGAATTAAATGAAATTGAATATACTATTAATGGTTACGGTAATTCAAAAACTAAAGTTAAAATAAAGCAATCAAAATTTCATATTGTAATAGAACCTAATTCAAATGGATTTGATAAATATTTAATTCAAGAAATAATTCAAAACTATGCAAAAACAGAAATTTTAAATATATTAAAATACAAAAGGTTATTTAAAGTTGTTATAATAAATAAAATAGATAATTTATCAAATACAGCACAAGCTTCATTAAGAAGAACTATGGAAAAATATGCAGATACATGTAAATTTATTTTTATTTGTGACCAATTATCTAAAATGATTGAACCTTTAAGATCAAGATGTATTGAAATTAGAGTTCCTTTACCAAATAATATTCAAATAATAAATACATTATTACAAATATGTTATACCGAAAAGATTGATTTATCTTCTGAGAATTTAATGGAAATTTTAATTAAAAGTAATCAAAAAATTTATAATGCTATTTGGTTATTAGAACTAAAAATTAATAATTGTGAATATGTAAATACAAAAGAAATGATTATTTCTCAAATTGCAGAAATGATAATTAATAAAAGAAATTATAATAGTAAAAAAGCTTATGCAGTAATAAAAAAATGTAGGGAACTTTTTTATAAATTATCTATTACAAATATTTCAACACAAGAAATAATTAGTGAAATAATGAGAAAATTATTAACATATTTTGAAGATATTAATATTAAATCTCATATAATTGAAATAACATCAATATTTGAATTAAGAAAGTCACAAGGTACAAGACATATAGAATGTTTTGAAGCTTATATAATTAGGTTAATTTATTTATTTTCAAATTATATGAATGGTAATGATTATCATTATAATTTAGATATATTAGAACTTTAAATTTCTATTTCTGATATTTCTTCTTGATTTATCATTTTAATTTTATCTTTGTTATTATATAAAATTAATTTAATTTCTTCTTTTTTTAAATTTTTTAATTCAGGCTGTTTTAATATTTTATCAATAAATTTTTTTATTTGAACAGCTCTTTCAGGCGCCATTTTTGATTCTATTTCTTTATAAAATTTTTCAATATCATAAATACGATTATCAATTAAATCATCTAATAATTCATTTTTGTTAACTGCAATAAATTTTTTTGCTTTATTACAATATTTAAAACCAAAACTGCTTTGTAAATTTGTTATACATACATTTCTATATTGTTTATATTCAGGTGATGTATTTATTAATTCTACCAAGTCATTTATACTCATTGCTTGTCTATTTAATATTGCTATTTTTTGTTTTGTAGTTAATACTTCATGTAAATCTTCATAACCTAATTGAACTATTTGTACATTCATAATCCCATTATTTACAATACCTCCATTATTATTTATTTTATTCAAAGTTTTAGGATGTATTTTTAATGCTTTTTGTAACATTAGTTTTAATTCATTAATATCATTAGTTTGTTTATCAATCTTATCTTCATATTTAACCATTTTATCTTTCATTTCATTAATTTCTAAATGAGAAACATTAGTTTCTATTTTTTTAGATTCTTTACAAGTTTTTTCATGGCGCCATCTACTTTGAAAATGCTTATAATAATTATTACAAAAATTACATTTATATTTATCTACTTCATGATGCTTATCCTCCTGCTTATCATTTTGCTTATCATAAGCCGTTTTTATGCTTATCGTTTGTTTATGATATATATGGTTGTGTTTCCATAGACTTTTATAACTTTTATATTTCTTTTTACATTCATTACAATAATATTCCATCTACTACTATTCTTATATATAATATAATACATTTTTTATTCTTAAATATATTTTTAATAATCTACTTTAGTAGATATCTACTTTTTTTAATATTCTAGGGAGAGAGAGAGAGAAATAAAAAAATAAAATAAAAAATAAAATTTATTAGAAAATAAATTAGAAAATAAATTCTACTTAACTTCAATGGAAGAAAAAATTTATTTACTTTATAATTTTTGTAACCAAGAAGACTTGGATAGTTGTTTTGAAATAAGTAATATAACATTAGGTAAAATAAAATTAGATGATATTAAAATTACAGATGAAAATGAATCTTTGGAAATTTTAAAGGAATTAGATAATGGAAAATTATCAATTATGTGTGTAAATAATAAAGATTTAATAATATATTTAAAAAGATTTTCAGATAGCTTCCCAGTAACAGTTAAAATTAGTACATATACTAAGGATTTAAACAGCTTAAATAATTTAGCCAATAACGATTCATTATTTTCTTATTTATTATCACAATTAGTTATAAAACAGAAGACAAGACATATTTTACTACCTATTTTAAATTTTGATATTGAATTTGAACAAATAGAAAGATTAATAAAAGATTCTAATAAACAAATATATGATTTAATTTCAGAAAAAATTCAATATGAAGAAATTAATAGTAAACTTTCTGTGAGATTAAGAGAACATTTTTGTAAATCTGTATTATTAAAAGAATATTTTACTGAAAATAAATGTGCATATAAACCATTAATATTTCAAGTTATTCATACCTTAGCTATTATTCAAAAAGAATTCCCTGGATTCAGACATAATAATTTAACCTTAGAAAACATTATTATTTATATCAAAAAAGAATCAAATTTAGGATATCAACTTGGAAATAAACAATGGGAAATACCAAATATTAATTTTGAAATAAAAATTTGTAATTTTGAAAAATCAACTTTACCTAAATATTATGGAAATTTTAATCAAAGAGATACCGATGTAACCTATATAAATGAAATTAACGAATATTTTGATGTGCATACATTTTTAAATTCTTTAATAGAAAATATTAATTTAGTAAATAATTTATCTAATTGTGATCTTGAAACAAAAAAATTTCTAGATAAAATTATCCCGCACCAATTAAGAGGAATGAAAAATAATAAATTTTATTTGACTAAAAATGAAATATTAGATAAACCTAGCAATATTTTAAATGATTCTTATTTTAGTATTTATAGAAAATCTAAAGAGGAAGATAATAATATATCTGAAATAAACATATCCCGGCAAGCCAGTTTGGAATCTTCGATTCCTTCCAATGAAGAATATTTATCAAGAAGATTTATTAAAACAGAAGATATAAAAATTAAAAAAATTAATAGATTCAGTAATAATCTTAAAGGCGGTGGTGATAAAACATTTCAAAATCCTTATGAACCAGATAAACCAGAATCATTTAAACCAGAAGATAATAAAAAAGTAGAACAAATAAATGAAATGAAAATGGAACGTAAAGAACCTAATTCTTTCATAACAAATGACGAAAAAAAAGTAGAAACTATAAATAATCCTCCTAAAACCGATACTAGAACATTAAGACCCGAATATCCTAATAAAGAAGGAGATAAACCTTACTATAAGCCATCTTATCCTCCTTCTGGTGACAAACCTTACTATAAGCCATCTTATCCTCCTTCTGGTGATAAACCTTATTATAAGCCATCTTATCCTCCTAAAGAAGATAAACCTTATTATAAACCATCCTATCCACCCAAAGAAGATAAACCTTATTATAAACCAAATACAGAAAGCGCTAGACCGGAAAGCGATAGACCACCTTATAAACCTAGACCGGAAGGTGATAGACCACCTTATAA